TCTCCGCGAATTGAATGAAATGTAGCTAAAGCCATAATGAGTAAGTATTAAATTAGACGTTTATAGATATAAGAGTACCCCATATCCCAAAACATAAAAAGAGTAGGGGGTGAAGTATGGTGAAACATGCTCAGTCTTGGTAAACCAATTGCAAGACAAAATGACTTGGTGATTCAACATGAATCTCACACTATAAGCACGTAGAGAATATTGCTTATGGTTGCTAACAACTTAATTCAGTATTGTCTGATGAAAAGTAATGCTTGTAAAGACAAGTGAATCAAGGTAAATTACAACATCCCTTGAATAATTAATGAATCAACGTAGAGGATTAGATGTTGATCAATCTATAATATCCTTGCATGAAACAGGTTCATTATATCTTGGTATTGTTGAGTTCGCGAAGCAGTACTGTGATTTAGAAAATTTGGCTCGATGTGAAATACATCGAGCCATTATAAAACAACTCTAAATAAATACAATAATGATAAATTACATTCCAGAAACAGATGAAAAGTATTCTATCACAGAAGAAGGAGTAGTCACAATGCATTATAAGATTTCATCATCAATGAATAAAATTAAATGCAATAAAGTAATGACAACGTTTATTAAGAAAAATAAATCTGTATTAAAGATTAGATTCTTAAACAAGCCATTAGCTTCAAAATCAATAGAATCATTAGTACACATGACTTATGGATTTACAAAGTGTAAACATTGTAATTCAAAGATAAATGGGAAGATGAAAGACAGAAGATGTTATAATTGCACATTAAGTTATGATAAATTAGCTTCAAGAAAAGCAAGAGAAAACATAGTTCCATTCTATATAGCTCAATTATCTGGATTAAAAAGAAAAGAAGTTACTAATGAGTTTCATGAAGTATATAAATCTAAAATAGAAATAATAAGACTAATAAAACAGAAATCAAAATGAAATCAAAGCATTATAATAAATTAAACAAAACTCTATTTGTACTTCTTAATGAAGTAAGAAAAGACAAAACTACGCTAGAAATAGCAAGAGTTCAAGTAAGAATCTCTAATGAGATAATAAAGCTAGAAGCTACAAAAATTAAATCAGAAAGAATAATAGGTCATACTGACGCATTCTTTAAATAAAGAAATCAACCACAACATGAAAGAAAGTACAAAATTATTAGTAGTAGTAATATTAAGCCTTATATGGGCATTAACTACGATATTTGCAGCAGCAAACAATTCAATGATAATGGAAGATTCAATTAATATCTTTATGTTATTAGTTCCCTTCATCTCATTTTTCGGATCATTATTAATCTATCATTTTGAATACAAATTTGAGCAAAAAATCAATTAAAATGAAAAAATTCACAAAAATATTGACTATAACATTGTCAGTTTTAGTTGTAATAAGCTCATTAGTTTTATTAACGTTAATAACATGGGTTAAAATTGATCCAATAATGTTAAATAAAATAATAGACACAATTATAATAGTTTCTATAATGACGTTATTGTCATTTATTGTAAATTCTATTGTAGAATAAAAATTAAATTCTGTAATAGTTCAATGGGCAAAGAACGCTTGTTTAATACAAGAAAAGATAGTTCGATTCTATCAACAGAACAAAACAATCAGCGTGCAACTGCAATTACAAGGAATATCTAAGTAGCCTTGCGTGTGATTAAAACTGAGACATTCTAACACTTTGAGTGTCTTAGTTTTCTATTATTAATTAAACCAAATTAAAATGTATACAATCAAGAATCAGCATGACGATAAAGTCATAGATAAAGATCATCCCGAATACGAAGAATTACACATTCAAGATGAAATAAAGTATTTATCAGTAGGAGATACAATAAAAGGAAAATACGAATATAAAGTAACTTCTAAAGGAGTTGTTATTATTCATAGCGTTTTTAGTGGATTTACTCCAAGATGGGATGCGGTATTAAGAAGAAAAAATTAGTATAAATCAAGTAAAATCAATTAACCATGAAAGAAAAAATTAAAAGATTCTTTAATAGAATACACAAAGAGCTCCAAGAATTAGGAGTAAACGCAGGATACGCAATAAGATGCTAAATACAATTCACACTGCGGGAACAGAGTCAGACGCTAGAGAATTCATGTCTGAAATATCTGGGTTAGACAAATACTACAATGAAGTATACGACAAAGTAGATGAACTTTACTACATGTCCTCAAGTAAAGTCAAGCCAAAAAAGACACTTAACTTCAAAACGTATACAATAAAAGTATTTGATAAAGAAGGAAAACAACATCAATTCTATTTTGACAATAAAAGGTTCGATGAACACGGAATAATTGCAGATAGATTTGAAGTAAGAAGAATAAGATCACTATTTGATTTTGGAATAGAGTATCACTTTGTTAAAAAAGTGAAAATCTGCGAAGGAAACGGATGGTATAGTTGGGGAGGTATTTATAAAATAAAAGGACATGAGTTCTACTTTGAAATGTAAAATGGCAAAATTAACAAAATTAAAAGACGAAAAATTCTTTGGAAAACATCCAAATGGAATTGACGAAGGCTTCATTGTAGAAGTAGATATTAAACCTGAAATCCCATTAGTGGGATTTAGTTATAGATTTGGTAGACTATCTACTTCAGAAGTAACTGAGATTGTGGAAATTACTGATATAAATTGTGTATTTAAAACAAAAAATTCAACATATAAAGTAGAGTTCAAATGAAAAATATGTTATACCGCAGAACGTATAGAATGTTAATATCTATAACAATAAGTTTGTTATTAATTCTAATAGTTTTTTACACAATTAATTTTGGTAACATGAATGTTATTATTAAATCTTTTGATTTAAAAATATTTATGGCATCTTTATTTTTTGTATCGTTATTAATGTATATGTTTTTAACTGATTCTAAACAGCCAATCGAAAGAGTGTTGGCAGGATATTACGATAAAAATATTGGAACAACAAGAAAAGAGTATTCAAAAAAACAAATAGATCAGTTAGAATACGAAAATCTTTACAATCAAGCAGCAGAAGAATATTATAGAAACCCTGAAAATCAAGAGAAATGTTAGTTAGTGAAAAAAGAAAACACATATCAATTCTTGTAAGACAAGAAGGATTTGAAGATTGGATGAAAAAGATTAAAAACAAATATGTTTATAGTTACGCCATGAAAGCAGCAATTCAAAATGTAAAATAATGGACACTATTACAGAAGCAGAATTAGATTCCATTAAAAAAATAACCGGCTATGAATCAAAAAGTCATAAAAATATTGATTCAGTATGTTATCTTGAAGTAATAAAACCTCTTAAATGGGCCGGATCTCACGGAACACAAAAAGAAGTTTCTAATTTAATTCCAGTAGGGTCGGTTACTTGGGTACGTAGATTTGATGAAAAAGACGACTCAACCCTTATTGAAGATAACGCTTACGAAATTAATTTCGATACAAAATGTTTTAGATTAATCAAGGTTGATTTATATTCAAAAGAAGCACATAAAATGGCGGTATACAATCCTATGATAAAATACAGATTCAAAACTAAAGAAGAGTTCATTAAAGAAGGTAGTTGGATGTATAGGGACGTAGGCGGAAGAGATGGCGGATATCCAAAAAACTGGGCGTCTGATGGCGGAATGAATAATTATTTAGGCAAAACTGTATCTAATGGCGGGCATGCAGCTATAGAAACTTTTAAGGAAAGAGGCGGAATTGATAGGATTTCATTTGATGGATGGTCATTCAGAGAGTGGAATTTTATAGGCGTTGATGTAGTTGCACCACCAATAGAAATGCCAAGAGCTGAAAAAATGCCTCCTAGTTTTAGAGACGAAGTTCCTAAAGCAATAATTACACCGCCTCAACCAATTCAACAGGTTGATTGGAGAACAGTAGGACCTAAACCTTCGTTATCCCCTACCTCCCAGAACACCGCATCCATACGATACATGGAAGAAAAAGAAAATTTAACTGATGACATTGTCATCGAATCAACAATTAATATAACAATTTAAAACAAAAAAATGAGTTCAGTAAGAGAAATTAAAGAAAATGCTTCATTATTTATTCAATTAGTGATAGCAGCAGTGAAAGGCGATGACGCAGCAGCAGTAGGAATTAAAATTCAAAAGACCGCAATGGCTCAAATTCGTGCTCAAGTAGCCGCAAAGAATGCGCATACATTAACGCTTGAAGATAATCTTGAAGTAGCAAAAGAAGCTTTAGCAACAGCTCGTATCAACAACGGAGTGCTAATTTCCGATAGTGTTGAGTACATTAAAAGGCTTCTAATTGCAAACAAGAATATCTTAAAAGCTGAAGATGATATTAAAAATCACGAAAAAGAGATTGAATTCTTAACAGAACAGTTGGGAATAATTTCTAAATAGTGTTTTTTAATATAGTTTAAAGCTAAAAAACTTTTGTTTTGTAAATGTTAGTGGTTTTTCAATACTAAGCAAAAGTTCTATGTCAATAAAGTTATAAATTTAAACTTTTTTTAATGAGATTTAAAGAGTTTATCCGTTTTGAGAACCTTTATTGACATAGAAAATGATTTTAAAAATGATTAAAAATTAAACAAATCACACACAGAAAAGTAAACAAGTAGGCAAAATCAGATTTAATTATCGCTGATAGTGCGAAGTAAGCCGTGAAACTTCATTACTACGACATTTCAAGAGATGTCTTGTTTGTTTAGTATGATAAATTTGTATATGCGGTAGGACATCAACCTACATACAAATAATTATTCTTTCTTGAAAGGTGTGTGATTTTTTTTAAAACAAAACTAAAAATTATGATAAACAAATACATGGTATTAACTATCCTATCATTAGTATGGGCGTTAACGGCATTTTGGGTTTTTAATCACATCAATGTTTGGGCTGGGATTGGCTTTGGTGTGTTAGGTTTAATGATCGCAGTAAGTAAAATTAATAAAAAATTAAAAAAGTAAAAATGAAAAAAGTTTTAGTATTATTTTTAGGGTTATTCCTTTTATCAGGATTAACATCGTGTGAAAGAGTAGCTCCAAATTATTATGGAGTGCTAATGGAAAGCTATGGTAAAAATGGCAAATCAGATTACACTAGACAGCAAGGAAGAGTTAGTACTATGTCTCCGGGAACAGAATTATTTCAAGTTCCTGCGTGGGAACAAAGAGGTCAGTTTACTAATGATGAAGGACTAGATCGAGTATTAAATATTAAAGCCGCTGACAATACAGCTTTTTCTTCTAAGCCTTTGTATTCATATAAAGTAATGGAAGATAGAGTGGTTGATGTTGTATTTCAAAATGCTAGACTTGGTTCGGGAAGTGATTTCATGGCTGCTTTACAAGATAATGTATTAGAACCTAGAATTTATGATGTTATAAAAGAAGCTTCTAGAGGATATACTACAGATCAATTAATGGCAAATGGAGGATCATTAAAATTTGAGCAATATGTACAAGAAATAGTTAAAAAAGAGTTTGAAAAATCAGGATTAGAATTAATTAGTTTCAGTCTTAATTTAGATTTCTCTAAAAAAGTAAAAGCAAAAATTGATAGCCGAAATGAAGTTAATACAAATATTTCTGTTTTAGATCAACAAATTGCTGAACAAAGAAAAACAAACGAATTAGAGCTCTTAAAAACAGAACAAGCTATAATTAGGTCTAGAGGATTAACTGATGCTATATTGCAAGAAAAAGCTATCAGACGTTGGGATGGTGTATTACCATCTACATTTGCTAATAGTAATTTACCATTTGTTAAAAACATAAAATAAAAAATTAAACCACACATAGAAAGACAAACAAGTAATATGTCCTTTTTGCGTTTTCACTGAAATAATATTCGTAAGAATGAGGGTGAGAATATTACAACACTACAAGAAGTGTTATGTTTGTTGAATATGATAAATCTACGAAGAAATGTAGAGGTTTGTCCCAATCTTGATGGATGTGTGGTTTTATAATATTAAACCTATTGGTACTAGCTTAATACGCTTAATCCAACAAGAATTAGTAGTCAGTAGAAATACTTATCAATAGGTAAAATAAACAGGTTAAACATTGAATACCTTTGTAAATTATTGCCGACGTTTAACTTATCGTCTATAAATATTAAGTGTAATTTACATAAAGATACTAATCCTGAATTGACAGGATGTTAATGAGATGCTTGGACTGTTGTGTTCAAATCCAATACTAACTATTATAAAGATGTAATAAGTAGGTTAATGCCATCTTGGAAGAAGTCTTAGCTAATTAGAATAGGATGGTTAAAGCTAATTTTCTTATTAATGGAGTAATCCTGGATGTGTTGTTACCATTGAGAGGGTAATGACTTAAAGTTGGATAAGAACATCATATCAAAGAACCAACACAACACAAATGAGTTCTCAGCAAGTAGTTAAAACGAATTGTACTAAAACGTACATATACTAGAGTGTACTAGAACTACGTGACCCTACTCTTATAGTGAAAGGATCAACACAGATAAGTTCAACACATACATAAGAAAGAGGGTGCTAATAAAAAAAAGCATTTTAGCAATATATTTTGCTATAAAAACAAAATTAACATTTATGGGGCCGCCTGGTTTTGACAGGTTAAATAAGCAGTAAGATCAGCTCCGAGAGATAACGGATAATAACTAAGGTGAATCATTTTAAATGACAACAATCAAATTTCAGCCAATATGGCTACAGTAGGTTCATTACTTAACGTTAACGCTCCGGCAAAAACAATGAGAATGGCAGCATAATAACTTAGGTTAGAATGCAAGATTACGCATAAAAGCATACGCATACTTCTAGATTTAGTATTGTTTGAGAGAAGTAAAAGACTAAACTTTACAAAAGCTGTATAAATCTTATTGTTACACTTTAATTTTGGACGGGGGTTCGATTCCCCCCGGCTCCACAGTTTATTAAAATCACTTGCTTGAAGATAAACAATAAGTAGAAATCGTGTATACACAGAGTAAATTATAAACTGTACTAGTAGTTGTGTTTATTGTAAAGAATAGTTCGGCATCATTTATCTGAAATGTACAATGACTGATATACTATTTTCACTAGATATGGACAAGTGATTTTTTAAATAATAAATAGAAGGAAAACTATATAAACCTGAATATAGATGTAGTTCAGTATTTGGTAGAACAGATCGTTAAAACGTTTATGTCGTTGGTTCGAATCCAGCCATCTATACAAACGAGAGGAAAGGAGACCATAACAAATGTCCTGGTGATGTGTAGCTCAGATGGTTAGAGCGGGGACCTTGCAAAGGTCCTGCGTCGTGGGTTCGAGGCCCACCACAGCAACAAAAGTGTCAACTATAAGTATAAGCCAGCAAAAAGGAGTAGCTACCTACGCTTCGGGTGAACAACATCTGGTTAATCATGATAATTCCAGTGCGGAGATCCTATAAACTTATACTTGGTTGGCATAATAATACAACAATCCGTGTAGATTGTGTCTAAATGAATAATAGTTTAAAGTAAAACCCTTAAATTAATATAAATTAAGGAGATGCAGCATAACGACCTGCAAATTCATTTTTAATTTAAAACAAATAACAAATACCGGTGAAATATAATGGCAAGTTGGTATGTCCCCCTGTAGAAATACAGGTTTTTATCGGAGGTTCGAGTCCTTCCATCGGTGCTAAAATTAAAAACCATGAGACCAAGAATTAAAAAAGGAATTTTAGTTACTTCTACAAATATTGGAAGAAGAGCTAATGCATTCAAAAATGTCATAGAAGTGACATACAGGCCATTAATATTTGGCAATAAAATAGTATCCGAGAAAGTCTTAGGAACTAGAACAAAAATAAATTAATTATGATTGAATTACTATTATTATTAATAGCTTCCGTATTGTATTGGGTAGCTAAAAAGTATTTCTCTAAGGAAGAAAGAGGTTTTACTTGTTTTGGAACTAAAGGGACAATTATTGTTATTGTCGCTAGTATTATATTCTTTTTATCTACAATATTAGGAATTAACAACATTTATCTTAATTATGTGCAATAAAATAGATTCAAGTATGATCTTAACTTTGATTCTAATTATTTTTGCATTTTCAATATTTGTAGCAGGAATAATTAGCTCAGTTAGATTAGTTAAAGCCTTAGAGAATGAGGAAGATAAAAAGAATAGACCTTAAAGCGCATGAAGTCGCTAGAACTATTACCATGTATCAATTATATACTAAAGTAGAGATTAGGTTAAATACCTTGAGATGTGTAAAATTAAGGAAAGTCTTAAAAAAGCATGACAATGGAATTAAAATACTTGATGAAGATCTATTAAAATTAGTATTAAACGAGATTGAATATAGAAAGATAATAGGAATAAAAGTATTAAAATCATTAAAAATCTAGAAATATTAATAGCAGCCTTGGCGGCATCAGGGATGAGCATAAGCCAAGAAGACTTATCATTTATCTTAGAGATGGATAGAATAGTTTCTGTAAGAGGAAAAGAACTCTCATTAAATGAGATTCAAAAACTGAGTGACGAATATTATAATCAAAAAGATGGCGAAAGCAGTTAAAAAAAAAATAGATGAGGATTTAATTCCCATTGAAAAACTAATTACAAAAAAAGAAATGAATGGATTGATATCAGTAATAAAATCAAGACAGGAATTTTTTCAAAAAATGGCTAATGAAAAAAATATAGCGCGGGAGCGTTCAAATTCATTGCTAGAAGAAAGGCTTAACGGAATGGCAAGTAAAGAAGCAAAAGAAAAAATCATGCTACTTGGAGAGAAGTTAATGGCCGAAGCTGATAAAGTCTATATGATGCAATACAAGGAAGAGTTGTCTCACCAACCAGGGATGGTTGAGTTCTTGCATAAATTCACAAATGAAAAGTTTACTGACTTGACAGGGGTTTTCAGTTTATAATACGCATACTAAAAAAGAGTAAATTAATCGGGAGTAATCTTTTGCCAACACAAGTAAAGATAAAAAATTAAAACAAAAAATCATGAACAATTTAGGTAAAGCAGTAGTAGTAAGTCACCCAAAAACAGGAAAATTAATTACAAGGTTTAAAAATGAAAGCGAAGAAGAATTTGGAAAAATTAGATTAGACCAAAGCGAATTGGCAATCAGTAATGGTTTCTCAAGATTTGCAAAAAGAAGCGCATTTATAACTGTTGACGGTTCAACTGCTGATGTATTAGAAGGAATGTTGGTAGAAGGTCAGCCTTATCCAATGGCAGGTAAAATCGTAGTTACAGAGAGTACTCGTCCATTTTATCCAGGACAAGAACCTAAGAGAAAAGGAAAAGACGGAGCAATCATTTTAAGTAATGGACAACCAGTATATAGAGATACTGAGTTCACTTCAGATTTGAACAGAGAAGATGTTTTCATCACTTCAGATTCAAATACAGGAATGAATACTGCACAAGCAGGAAACGCCGCTGAGTAGTTTTCTCATTTTTTAGTTTTTGAAAGGGGGAAGTAATTAACCCCCTTTTTTTATTAATCATTATTACAAAACAAAATGCAAAAAAAATTAGAAGTTACAATAAAAAGAAGCGGTAAGTTAACTTTAACTGAAATTAAAGCTCTAACTGAAAAAATATTCGATGATGCTCAAGAAGTAATTGACGCTTGGAATTCATCTTATGAAAATACATTTGATTTTCAAAGAAAAGTAAAGTCATTAAAAACTAAACATGGAATACTTGCTGCAGAAAGAGCAATTGTATTTATTGCTACTAAACACAAGAAAGTGACAATTAATGTTTATTCAGAAGAATATCAAAAAGCATTAAAACAATTGCATGATACGTTTAGAAAAAAGAACCTATATGCATACTCCGGGTGTAAACCATTTGAAAAAGTTAAAAATCAAATTATTCTTGCTCAAGTAGAAAATGTTAATATAATTGATCTCGCAAAATCAATTTCATTGTCTTTGGTTAAAAATAATTAATAAAGTTTCCCTATCGTCTAATGTTAGGATGGGCAATTATATATTGCAAGATAGTAGTTCGAACCTGCTTAGGGATCTAAAAACAAAACAAACATGAAACATACATTTGCAACAATAGAAGACTGGGAAGACGAGCATGGAGAAAACTTTCTTTTTGACGGACCAGGAATTTTCTCTAAACAAGAAGAAGATCTTGTAATACTTAATGTAAACGATAAATTAGGAAAAACTTTCAAATCATTAAAAGACGAAGAGTTTCAAGAAATTTATCATTATGGTTCAAATAAAGAAAGAAGATCTATTAATGAATCAATGGCAGAAGTAATGAACATTAGTTTAAATAAATTTAATTACAAATGAAAAGAAAATTAATTGAACAGTATCAAGAAAAGTTCGTAGTATGCGACAATGATGATTGTGGTTATGAAATTCCTTTTAATGATAAGTTAAATTTATTTGACTTCATTGATAAAGAATGTCCTAATTGCGGAGATAATCTTCTCACAAATGAAGACTATATTATGAGTCTTAAAATTCAAAAGTGTATTGATTTTATTAACAAATGGTTTAGTTGGACACTAATATTTTCTGGTAAAATAAGAGAAGAAGATTATTCTAAAGTAGGCCTACATGTTCATAAAGGCATAAAAATTACAACAGATGAGTAGGACTTTTGGAATAGCAGATTTACATTTAGGGCATAAAAACATGGCTATTAAAAGAGGTTTTATAACTGTCGAAGAGCATGATGAATTCATTATATCTAACTGGAATAAAGTAGTAAATAAAAAAGATAATGTAATTATCTTAGGAGATGTTACTATGGAGGAAAAACATTCATACTACTTACTCAATAGAATGAATGGGAGAAAAAAAGTAATTGGAGGTAATCATGATAGAACGCAAGACTCAGAAGAACTACTAAAGTATGTTTCTGGAATATGCGGGATGATGAAAAGAAAAGGGTTTATTTTAACTCACTGTCCAATACATGAAAGTCAATTAGAAGATTTTTACATGAACATACACGGCCACGTACACGAAAAAACTTTAGATGATGAAAGATATATAAATCTATCATGTGAAGTTATAGGCTACACCCCGGTGTTGCTGTCTAATTACGTTAACAAAAATGGCGAAACAAAACCTAGAAAAAATGAGTAAGATGAAAGAAGGAGTATTAGCTACTCCAGAATTATTGCTACTATACGGATTTAAAGAACGTAAAGGGCCAGTAATGGACACTTACAGTATTAGTATAAGCAGAAATGAGTTAGAATACAAGGAAGTTTCCGTAACATTAAGTCCAGGCAATCAATACATAATGGCAAGACAAGGTGATTTAGAATCATTAAGACACAAAGACGACGTAATCACATTATATAATGGAGATTATGACGGAAAGCTTGAAATGTTTAGGTTGGACAACTTAATTTATGGCTTAACAGGGAAATGGTTAGAAGTCGTTGACTCAATAAAAAAGTGTTAACAATAAGAAATAGATGCCGGTAAAAGGTAATCAATCTTTCTCTATATACAGAGAATGGGCAGCAAGCTTTAGACACTTGCCTTTGTCATCGAAAGATGGCATCGTATCATTGGGAGCAATGAATTGTGCGGGAGGTCGTAAAGACCTTAATTAAAATAAACTAAAACTATAATCATGGGAATTTTTTCAAGAAAGAAAAAAGAAGTAGAAGTTGTTGAAAAAACAATAACAGAAGATTTAGCATCAATAGATATGCAGGTTGCTGGTTTTGCTAATAAAGTTGCAGAATCTTCAAATAAAGAAGTTCAATTAATACACTTGACTTCTATTGTAGACAAAGAAGGAAAAGAAGGAAATGGCAAATGCTTCGCAGTAATTGGAAGTTCAGATAATTTAATTGATATGCTAGAAGGCGCAGCATTAAAAGAGGTTAATTTTGCAAAAATACTTGTTACAGTTGTTGAAAGATTAGTTTCAAACAGCAAAGAATTTGAAAAACTGCAAGAATCAATTAAAAATGGATCTGAATGCATGTGTGAAAGTTGTCAATTAGAAAGAGCGGCTGCAGGAGCGCCGGGAACATTGATTCCTTCAATGTCAATTGACGATATAACAAAAATGAGTCCTGAAAAAATGGACGAATTAGTAAAAAGCATTGTCAAAAGAACAAAACGAAGTTAGAGAAAAAATTCAAGACAAATCTTTGAAATTGTCAAGAGACAATCAAAATATTGTTTTAGAGTGGGCGACAGGAGCCGGCAAAACTTATGCCGCAGTTAAGATAGTAAATGACATAATCAAGAAAAACAAGAACGCAAGGGGGTATTTGATATGCAAAGAAAGCACTCATAAAAAGAATTGGCTCGATGACATAAAGTTCCATAAGATGGAACATATTCTTAACAATGTCGATACAATACTTTATGCTTCTTTACATAAACTAATTATTCAAGCGGACTTTATTATTCTTGATGAATGTCATGCATTAACTGACAAAAGAACTGCAGAATTGCAAAGATTAATAGGAAAGAATACTAAGTTGATATTTTTATCTGCTACCATTCCAGAAGACAAAAAATCATTAATATCCTTACTTTCTAAAAGAAAAGTAGAATATTATACAATAACATTGTTAGATGCAATTAATCTTAATTTACTGCCAAAACCTAGAGTAATTGTTCATAGTTTAAAACTGGAAGACAATGATTACAGGCCTTACGAATTTACTATGACTAAAGGAGTTAAGGCTAAGTCTGTAATTAAAACCGTGGTTTTTAAAGAAAGGTGGAAGATACTTAATTCTTACAGCCACATTCAATTAAACGTATTATGTAATCAATTAGAATACTACACATATCTAACTGACCAAATGAATTATTTAGACACTAAAATAAAAGAAACTTTTTCAGACTTTTTTCAACGAATGATGATGAAGAATAAGTTTTTAAACATGGCGTCTCAAAGAAAGAAATTTATAGCTTCTGCAAAAACTAAAAAGGCTAGAGAAATACTAGATTCTTTTAGTAACTCTAGACACATTTGTTTCACTGGTTCTATCGAACAATCTTTAGAATTAGGAGGAAATAGTAGCGTTAATTCAAATAATCATAAGAAAGTAAATCAAGAACTTATAGATGGATTTAACAGTAAAATGTATTCTATGTTATTTGCAGTAAATATGCTTAGAGAAGGTCTTAATCTTACAGATATTCAAAAAGGATTGATAATTCAATTAGATAGTACGGTTGGATCTTATTTTCAAATGTTAGGAAGAATGTTGAGGCATGAATTTCCTGAAGTTCATTTAATTAAGTTGCTCAATACTCAAGATGAAAAATATTTTGAAAGAGCAATGGTTGATTTTAGTGAGGATTTTATAGAAAACAGATAAAATGGTAAATATTAGTATAGACTTTGAACTATTAAAAAAGTTCAAGATTAGTGTTAATGAATATTTAATACTATATGACGTGGCCAATGACTTTACAATTTCTGGAATATTTAATTACAATGCATCTGAATTAGTTGCTCTTGAAAAAAAAGCCTTGATAAAACTTACTGAAGAAGGTATATTTTTAAGAGGAAAATCCACAGAAATTTTTTCAACAAAAGAAGACTATTTTTCTCAATGGATTGATCTATATCCAACGGCAGTTAAAAAGAATGCAGGAGGAAGCAGAGCCTTAAGTCCCGCATCTTCTGATACAATTCTTGGATCAAGATTAAGAAAAAAATGGGATTTAGTATTCAAAAAAGATATTGAAAAGCAATTATTTGCAATAGAAGTTCTTCGCGCTGAAGTTGCTGATAAAAAAAAATCAGGTGATTTAGAATACATGGTTGAAGCAGCAAGGTGGTTAAATGAAGGATTTCATGAAAAGTTTGCACATTTAGTGACAGAAAAAAAGGAAGTTGATAACAGCTATTCCATGGAGGATTGGTTATAATGAAAGAGAAAAATGATTGGAAAGAGAGAAGATGGGAAGGTATTCCAAAGAGTTCAGGAGTTACGTCAAATAAAGGCTGAGAAAGAAAAAGGAAGAATATTTTGCATTCCATTTGAAAGCTATCCTAAATTGGCAGCTTCAGTTCCCGGTATTGTTCCGGGAATGATAACCATGATTACTGCCGGAAGCGGCGTAGGAAAAACTCAAGTTACAAAAGCACTTGCTGTTAGAGAACCATTAGAATACGCTAGACGAAATAAAATAAAAATTAAAATATTCTATTTTGCACTAGAAGAAAGTAAACAGGAATTTATAGATACAATGATTTGTAATTATGTATCGAGTAAAGGAATAAAGCTTGATTTATTGACATTACAAGGATTTAGAGTTAATGCATTAGAAGAATCTGCAATGAAGTCAATAGAAACTCATTTAGATGATATTGAAGAATTGTTAGAATCAGTCGAAGTAATTGATTCAGTTTATAATGCAACTGGAATATACAAATATTGCAGAGATTATGCTGATAAAAATGGCAAACACGTCTATGAAGATAGGGAATTCATTAAGAAAAAGAATGATGGATCTACCGAGACAGAAACAGTAAAAGTTTATTCTCACTATGAACCAAAAGACCCGCATGCCATTACAATTGTAGTAGTTGACCACTTAAGTTTACTTGTTCCTGAAAAAGATAAGGTTACTGGAAGTATGATGAGTCAGCATCAAACTATGGCTAAATGGAGTACAGATTATGCGTTAAAGCAATTGACTAAGCATTGGAACTGGGCAGTAGTTAATGTAATTCAGCAAGAGCAATCGGGAGAAAAAGAACAATTTACTAACAAAGGCGATAGTATCGTTAAAAAAACAGAACCGGCATTAAGTAATTTTGCTAATAATAAAGAGATACAAAGAGACGCTAAAATTGTTATAGGAGTTTATTCTCCAGACAGGTATGGATTTGAAGACTATCATGATTATGACATAAAAAGATTTAGAGATTCATTTAGAGCAATAAAAATTCTTAAAAACAGATTTGGACCACCAAATAAATATGTACACATGTTATTTGACGGAGCTTCTAATAGATTTAAAGAGCTTCCTTTACCAAATGAATCGCAAAAATTAATTAAGTTTTATGAAGAAGCTGACAAACTATTAGGCAGAACCGGATCTCCAATTAAAAAGCTAAATTCCATACCGGGGTTCGGAGGTTAATTATGGAAAGTGATGTTTCAAAATTAAAATTAAAGTCTAGGTCTGAATTTATATTATTCAAATGCTTTAAAACTTCTCCAGAAGGAAGTCCTAAAAGAATAAAAATAAGTTCTATTGAAGAGTATTATATCTGCTCAAAAGGTAGGTTGACAATATTTCATTCAGGAAGAAAATCTATGTTTGAATATAAAGATTCTGTTATGACAGAAAAACTACTTGACAAAATTGACGCACTTTTTAATATAAAATCTGTATGAAGTTATATTGTTTCGCAGTAATGGATGGGTTTAACAATCCTCCAGTAATGTATTTAATAGGAAAGAAAAATCTTGTTGATGCAGAAAAAAAAAGAATTAAATTTTTTAAAAAACAATTAAAAGGAAAAAAAAATGAGTGATAAATCATATGTAGGAATGGGATTTTTAGTTTGTCCTGTTACCGGAGAAAAGCATTCTGAATCTGTATTACTAGATAAAAGCATGAAAGATCGTCTTGAAAAAGAAAATTTTATGGGATATGCTTATTCTCCAGAAGTAGATGCTAAAATAAAAGCAGGCTATGTTTGTTTGATTGAGGTCAAGAATGATCACAATGAAGTTGAAAAAATAAGTATGAAAGATGCAGATAGAACTGGAGTTTACTGTTTTGTTAAAAAAGAACTTGTTAAAGACATGTTTGGAAGTAAAGGCGATATTGAAGAAGTTCAATTTATTACTGAAGAAGTTACCCAGTTCTTGTCAAATTTAAAAAATAAAATTGAATCTGATGGAGGAAAAGATAAAGAGCCAGAGATTTAATATAGGAAAAATTAAATGGTCTTTAGTGCATTTCAAGTCTATTGAATGCATGGTCGAAGTACTAATGTTTGGAGCAAAAAAATATTCTCCAGACAATTGGAAAATAGGTCTAAATCTTAAAGAAATTGAAGACAGTATGCAAAGACATTTAGCGTCATTAATTGATGGAGAAATTAAAGATCCTGAGTCTGGATTATATCATATAGGACATATAATGTGTAATTGCATGTTTTGGATGTATCACTACGTTAAAAACAAAAACGATGTTCAAGAAAAGACTTGAGAAAGATTTAAAATTTGTAAATATAGGAAAAGATATAATAGCCGTTCCGGGTAGAACGTTCTTATGTATTAAAGACGTAATAATGGAACGTAGCGGCCAAGTAGCCTACACTAAAGGCAATATATACAGATCTGAATCAAAAGGAAATCTAACAGACGACGACGGACAAACTGATCACGGAGCACCAAATGAATTTTTAGCAGAGTATTTCCAAGTAAAAATGTATAATAAATAAAACAAAAAAAATGAAGAGAATTTTCAGGTTATTGTTTGGATTTAATCCAAAAGCACTTCGCGAAGAGTCAATTAAGGCTTTAAGCGCTTTTAACGAAACGTTAGAAAAATTAAAAAGTCTTAGCGATAGAGCTAACGAAGAAGTTTCTAAAAAATCTTTAGAGATCAGCGAGATTGAAGATGATATCGCAATGTTGCAATCTATTAAAGTAAACAATGACAAAATCATTGCTAATATTGAGAAAATTCTTAATTAATGGTTGCTGAGTTAATTTCCAAAAGTGTTGGCGTAAACAGTTACGTCAACCTTGATGGAGCTCAGATTATTGCAGCTGTAGCCAGACATGGAACTATTAAAGATGACAATGGTAAATTGATTGCTTTTTTAATGAATCATAAACATTGGTCTCCATTGCAACACATCTTTTTTGGATTCAAAGTAACTACAAGTAGAGCAATATCTGCACAGATATTCAGACACAGATCCCTTAATTTTCAAGAAACATCTCAAAGGTATGAAGAAATTCCAAGCAATGAAGATATAGAATTGAGAATGGAACATGCTACTAATAGACAAAGTAGTACTGATGTTTTTGATCCTGTATTAACAATTAAAGACATATTTGACGAGCCAGATGAAGATTATACTCAGTTGGCAAGTTATGCGATAAAAGAACACCTAGAAAGAGGTCAAGCTCTTTACAAGTCATTAATTAATGCAGGCGTGGCCAAAGAATGCGCTAGAATGATCTTACCTATGTCTAGTACAACTACTATTCATATCAGTGGAACGTTGCGTGATTTGCTTGGATTCTTAAACGTTAGAGCTGATAAACATACGCAAAAAGAATGTCGTGATATAGCATTAGCAATAGGTGCTGAAATTGAAAAAGAATTGCCTCAAATGTTTAGAAACATTGAATGGCAAGAAGGAATGTTTATGTAATCTTTAAATAAATAAAAATGAATGAAAATCTTTTAGTAAAAAAGAAAAAAGTAGAAGAACAAGTACCTGTGTTTGAACATTCAAGTCCGGACATAAATGATGCAATTGGAATTCCTGGACTAATAAATGGAATATCTGAAAAAATGAGTAAATTAGTTACTGATCAAAGTGTAACTTCTCCTTCAAGAGCAGTTGAGTATTTTTACAATAATTTTACTTTAATTGAACTATCTTTTATGGCTATGCATTCTCTTGGAAGACCTAATGATGATAAGCCAAAAGATGACGGATCTGTAGATTTCGAAGAAGTAGTATAATTAAATACATTAAATCATGATATTACCAAAAAAGAAAAGGCCCGCTATTAGAATTGACCCAAAAAGATTGTTATTGTTTGGCCCTCCTAAGATAGGAAAAACAACAATTGTATCTGCATTGGAAGATTCATTAATAGTGGATATGGAAGAGGGTTCGGATTATGTAGAAGCAGCAGTGGCTAAAGTAAAAAGCCTTGCTGAATTCGCAGAGCTAATTAAGGCTTTAAAAGAAGACAAAGAAGCTAATAATGGTAGAAAGCCCTACAAGTACATAACTCTTGATACGTTATCTGCATTAGAGGATTTAGCATGTCAACTTGCTGTTAAAGACTACAAAAAGTCTCCTATGGGAGCAAATTACACCGGAACAGACGTTAGAACTTTACCAAATGGAGCAGGATATGCTTGGACAAGACCTGCATTTGAGAGAATGTTGAAATCTTTTGAACCATTTTGTGAAACATTAATAATGATTGGACATATCAAAGAGAAAGACTTTACTAAAAATGGAGAAACTCTTACTGAAAAGTCAATCAACCTTACCGGTAAAACTAAAGATAGTATTTGTGCGTGGGCTGATAGCATTGGATTAGTTTTCAGGGATGAAAACAAAACAATGATTGATTTTATGCCATCTGAAAGTCTTTTAGTTGGAAGCAGACAAGTTCACTTACGAGGAGCAAAAGTTTGTATTGCTACAAGCAATGAAAAAAATGAAATTTCTGTAGACTGGACAACAGTTTTTGTTGAAGGAGCCAGAACAGACGTACAAGATTAAAAATAAAATAATAAAAAAAATTAAAACAAATAGTTATGATAAACATAGTATTCGGAACGATTAGAAAAGCAGGTAGAGACTTTACGTCAAATGAGAAATATGCTGGAAAAGCTGTAATTACAGTTGAAGGTATTAAAGGAGAGGGTAAATCAAGAAGAATATTATTTAACAATACCTCTATGGAGTTATTGAAAATTCCTGCCGGCGCGCAGCAAAATATAATTTTTGGATTTATAGAAGCTGACGATTCAGTGAATAGACGACTTTTAGTTGCAAATGCAGACTTACTTCCTGGAAAAGAGGAAACTGTAGTTTACAATGTATCTAAAAACAAAGTATCTTACGAAGATAGCAAAGAAAAAGGAAAAGCTATTGCGAGTTCTGTTTTGCACAAAGAAATTAATTCTTTCTTAGAAGTTGATGAAAATTCAACTCATGAATATTCATTAGTTTTCTTTGGAGAAAACGCCGGATTAGATCTTTATGAATTAGTTAAACTTAATCTTGAAGAAGACGGAAAATCTATTAATGATTTAGTTGAGAATCCACTATCTTACAATGCACACAATCAAGATGACTTAATGAATGCTTCATTAGATACCGAAGGAGTCACTCCTTCTGACTTAAACGCTTCTATTTTAAAAGAAAATGAATTAGTAGAAGACACTAAAGTTGAAGAAACTGAAGAAGCTGAAGAAACTTCTTACAGTATTGATAATTCATACTCTGAAGAATCAGAAGATTGGGATACTTCAATTTCCTCTAATTAATTAGAGGTTTTTAGTAAAAAAAATAATTAATTCATATTAAAAAATAAAAGTATGTCATCATTTGGAAAAAGCATTGAAGTAAAAGAAGGTGGAGCAAGAGTATATTACACAGGAGTAAACAACTTCGATGTTATTGCAGTTAACCCGACTAAAGAAGAATTGGGAAAAATTTACGGAAGAGACGTAGATTATGATCCAGAATACGTAGGTACAACTAAGGTATCTGACGCTGCAGGCGAAAGAGAAGTTAATCAAGTTAGAATTGATTTTTACTTAAGAAACGAAGCTGATAAAATAAACGTAAAAGCATCTTTTTATCTTGCAGACACTTATCATAAATCAGCTACAGGTAAGTTAAAAGTAATAAATGACTTTGGTAATACTACTTGGTTAACCGAGACTGATGTCAAAGGAGGAAATGCTCCTGAAAATATGAGCTGGTACAACATGAGTGGAGTTAAAGTTGCAAAAAGAGGAGAAGAAGAAATTATTGATTTCTTAAAGAATTTACTAAACCTTCCTATGGACTTGAGTAAACTTACAGATTTATCTGAGGCTCATGCAAAATTTCCTAAAGAAATATTAACCTCTATGTTCAAAGGAGATGTTTCTTTATTGAAACAAATTGTAGATTCAAGCAATAATAAAATTGGTATTTTGCTAGGTGTAAAAACAAATGCAGAAGGAAAAATTATGCAAGCAGTTTACACTAAGAAGACTCTTAGACAGTATGTACTTCATTCTACAAAAGCAGATAAGTTTAAATACATTCAAAAAGATTTAGCTGATGCTAAAGCAAATGGAGCTTACGGAAACGTAGACTTTGGAAAATCAGATCTAATTTTTAGAGAATTTGTAATTACTCCTACTGAGATTTCTACAGAAAATTTACCGGCTGAAGAGGATGCATTTCCTTCTTCAGAACCAGAAGAAGAAGACTGGTTGAACTAATATTAACGGGGGAGAAATCCCCCATTAATTAAATTGTATGTTAAAAAAAAGAAAAGAACGCGAAATAACTAAAGTAGAATTTAATCCAGATTTATTACTTGATTATAACGAAGATTTTTTGTTAAAAAATTTAAAAATTCTTTATCCAGTAGGAACAATAGTAGATCAAACTACAGCTTATACTGCAGGATTAAAATCTGTTGAAATTAAATCTAATTTGCTTGAATACTCAGTAAATGAAAAAGGAACTAATATAGCATTTGGAGGAGTTGGAATTTGGCATTCAAAACATAAAAAACTAGCTAAAATAATAAGTGATGTTTAAAAAAAGAGAAGAAAATAAAAAATATTCTGAAGAGAATTCTTTGTTAATAAAATTTTTAGACTTACAGACTAACGAATTTATAACTAAATTTATTAGAGAAAAGTATAAAGTAGGGCAATATGTTAATGTATCTTCTTGTTGTACTGCCGGAGGATTAAGAGTAAAAATTTTAAACGATAGTGTTGATATTTCTAGAAATCCTGGATATACTAAAATTTACATTGGAACAGCTAAAGTATGGGACAATGAAAAAACAAAATTTGGTAATTTTTTAGGAAAATCAATATTAGCTAAATTAGCTAAAATTACACCATGATGGGATTCAAAAACAGAGAATTTAAAAATCTCCCAACAGAAAATGACATATTAGGACTTGTTACTGATATTGATATATTTTCATTTTACTTAGGAGGAATACCTAAAAAGTTAATTTGTAGCCCATTAAGGAATGACAAAGTACCTTCTTTTGGACTATTTCGAAGTGATAAGTACAATAAGACATTATACAAGGATTTTGCTAATGGCGAATCTGGTAATTGCTTTGTGTTTGTAAAAAAACTATTTAATTTATCAAAAATTACCGATGCGTATGTAAGAGTAGCTTCTGACTTTTTAATGACTCAATTTGAAACTACAATTCCAATTACTTTTTCAGGACTTAAAAGTTACGTATCAGATAGCAATAAAGGCAGAATTGAAAAAGACAAAATTGAAATTAAAGTTAAAGTAAGGCCATGGGATAATAGAGATAGAGAGTACTGGTTCTTAAAATACGGAATAAACATTTCCCTTTTAAGAGAATGCCAAGTATATCCTATCTCTCATTATTTCCTTAATTCTTATTGCACAAAAGTCACTGGACTTGCTTATGCATTTGTAGAAAATAAAGATGGCAAGCAAACATATAAAATTTATCAGCCGTTTGGAGAGAATAAGTGGATTAATAATAACAATTATTCAGTTTGGGAACTATGGACCCAAATGCCGGCAACAGGCAAAACGCTTATAATAACATCTAGCAGAAAAGACGCTATGGTAATCAAGAGTTTATTCCTGCCTTCTGATGTAACTTCATGTTCACTTCAAGGAGAAAATTTTAAACCAAAAATGATAGTCATGGAGGAATTGACAGCAAGGTTTGACAAAACATTAATTTTATACGACAATGACAAAACAAAGAAAGAGAATTGGGGTAAAATTGCAGCAGCTAAAATTTGTAGAGAATACTCTGAACTTGGCATTAAGCAAATTGAGATTCCTGATATTTATGATGAAAAAGACATTTCGGATTACAGAGAAATCCATGGTAAAGAAAAATCGTTCAATCTGTTAACTTATTTAATCAATGCTTGTTAAAAGAAAAGAAAAAAAAGAATACTCAATTAATTTAGAAGGCATAAATTTTAAACATATTGCTAGAGACGGAGTATATAAAATTTCAAGCAAAGTGACAAAAAGCATTTTTAGAATATCTTGGGTTAAAAACGAAATTTTTAATTCTTCAGGATGGGTAGATTATTCTAAAGAAAAAATAATTCAAAACTTTAAAAAAAAAGTATGGATAATAGTTTCTTAAAAAAAAGAAAAGAAAGAAATATGCCTAAGATAAGCATATCTCCAATTACAATGTGTAAAATGTTTTTTAAAGAAGGAGTTGTTTTCAACAACTCAAACACTCTTGGAGTAAAAAGACAGGATACAAAAGTTGGAATTATTTCAGAATTTAAAGAGTTTTCTGATGGATCCGTACAAATTACATTTTTAAATGAACGAACACTAGATGCTGAAACTTGGACAATCTATAAAAACGGGGAATACGCTAAAATAGTAGAATATAACAAACTAATTTTAAAAACAAAAAAATAAAAAAAAAGATGAATACAAGAGTAATTGACACAAATTTAATTAAGAAAGAGGAAGTATTTAGAATTTTAGCATTGGCAGAAGCAACCGGCTTAGCAATGTTACTAATCGGGCCTCCGGGAGTTGCAAAAACCGCGTCAGTTATTGACTACGCTAAAGCTGCCGGTAATGGAACTCTAGCAAATGATGAGTTATTTATCTTAGAAACAGATGAAGGAACAAAATCAACAGCCGTTAAAGGCAATATTGATTTAGAGGAGCTTACTCTTAATCAGAAATACAAAGTAATTTCTCCAATTACTAAAGCAAAATTTGTTGTCATAAATGAGGTAGACAAAGCTTCTGCATCATTAAGAAATTCATTATTAGGAGTAATGAATGAAAAAGTATTGTTTAATGGTAAGGATGCGGTTCCTTGTGATTGGAATGTATTTGTTGCTACTTGTAATAAAATACCTGAAGATGAAATAGGATCTCCATTTTGGGATAGATTTATGATCACTTTTGAAGTTGAAAGAGTTCGTCAAAGTGATATAATGGATTATTACTCAAAAGGAGCAAAAGCTTTTAAAAAGAAAAACACAATTAATCTTCCGTCACCTCAAGATATTGCAGCAATAACACTTAATTCTGCTAAATTAGGAAAGGTAGTTGATTTAGCTTACGCTAAGTTATCTGATAGAACTTTATCTTATCTTCCGACACTTGTAAAAAATATTATGGTTGTTTACAATTGTGCTGAAAATGGAGCTTTAATTAAAGCTGTAGAATTATTGATTGGAAAAGCAGAGGCTAATGTATTGGCTAAATCTTTGGTTCCTCAAGAATTAAGACTAATCTATGATAAAATAGATATGCTTGCAGCCTCTTCTGATTACAATGAGTATTCTCGCATTACAGACGAGATTAACTTAATGACAGTTGATTTGATGAATAAAGGTAAATTGTCTGATGTAGATAAAGACGACATTCAAAACAAATACGAACAAGCTCAAGACAAACTTGAATTCTTAGTAGAAGATGACACCGTAACAAGCGATGACGAATTTTAATTTTAAAAAAAAAATAAATGAGTTTCTTAAAAAAAGGAAATAAAAAAAAAGCGGAGTCAACAGCTCCGCTTAAAAAATTCTATGATCCTTATGAAGAATCAGGCGGATTATTAAAAAAAATTAGAAAAGAAGTAATTCTCCCAGGAGTTACTAATTACGAAGAGGCAAAACTTAGTAAAATTCATGATTATATTGAATTAAAAACAGGAAAGCCATCTACACTTCCTCAACACATGCTTAACGATGTTTATAGTATGTATGTTAATAGAGATATAAAAAAAAAGGCAGTAACTAAATACAATTCTATTAAACAAAAAGTTATTGATTCAACTTATAATTCTTTGACAAAAATGGTTGCTAAGGATTCGGTATTGTTTTCTCAAATTGTAACTAGAGAGATTTCTCTTTATATGCAACAAGTTCAAGACCTAATAGAAGAAGAAACCAAAGATGAAAATGGAAACAAAAGCGGAATCCCTGGACTGGACCAAGAAGGTGAAGATGATGGCTCTGGCTCAGGAAGCGGTCAAGGCGGTCAAGGGCAAGGTGACGGAGAAGGCGATGAAAACGACGGTAACGGAGATTCTAGCGGAAATGGAAATCCTGCAGGCGGAACTGGCGCTGGTAAGGGCCCTTCATCGGGAGGACCAGCCCCAAAAGGGTTTGAGAAAAAAGTTGACGATATCATTAAGCAAAACCAAAGCAAGTTAGATCAAGCAATGAAGAATGCCGAGAAAGAAATCAAAGAAATTGAAGAATTACTAGGTAAAGAAGCTGCTAAAGAACTAAGTGATACTGACGCTAACTTTCTTGAAGATTTTAACAGGCTTAAGGAATTATTGAAAAAAGTTACTTTTAATAAAGACAACATCAAAAATGTATTGATGAAGATTCTTAATAAATCTCAAAACTATTTTTCTAAAAATGCAATAACAGTTGAAGAAAGTATCTTTGATGCTGACGAACTTGACGAGTTATTTGGGCTTGAGTATCTTCATCCTATTTTTAGGAATGCAGGAATAATGGATATTGGCAATGAAGGTAAAATTTATACCGGTAAAATTGACTTGTATTTAGATTGTTCTGGATCGATGAGTTCTACCGCAAATTTTGGAGGAGTTAATATTAAAATGTCTGAATTAGTTAAAGGAATAGCAATCATTCTTTACAGGATGAATATGATTGATAAGTTGTATTTCTTTGATACAAGAATATATGAAATTAAAAACATAAATGAATTTACAATACTTTCTTTTGACAGAAGCGGAGGTACAAATTTTAACTTAGTTGTTGATCAAGCTTTATCTAATAAAAGAAATTCAGTTATAATAACTGACGGAGAAGATGGCGTTAGTAAATATGCTAAAAATGTGTTTTGGATAGGAATTGGCGGAACAAAGTTTTCTAGAAATGACGAGTTCAAAACATATAGAGCAATAAGACAGTGCGTTACTTATAATCCGTCAACTACAAATTTCGACTATTGTAAATAATTAAAAGCATATATAAATGGATCTCAAAAAAGAAAATGAAAAAATAATAGAAAGAGAAGATGATAAAGATTTATTTTTTTGTCCAACAGGAACTCCAAGCTCAAAAAATAGTAGGCAATGGACTGGGAGAAGATTTCTCCCATCCAAAGCTACTACTTCATGGAGAAAAGAGACTCAACAATGGTGGGAAGATAATAAACATAATTTTGTAAACAAATTAATTGGAATAGAGAAGCCGTATTTAATAGGAATGCACTTTGTAAGAAAGAGTAAGCATAAATTCGACTTTAATAATCCATGTCAAACAATACAAGATGAAGCTGTGTCTTATGGATACATAGACGACGACAATACAGATGAAATGATACCAATTCCATTAAATATTGATGGTTCTTGGCATACATACAGCAAGCTTAATCCTGGAGTTTACATAAAAATATTTACAAATAAATCAGAGATAGACGCGTTAACTAATCTATCTAGTATAAACCCATAGATAATACCACATGACTACAACAGAAATATTAGTATTAGCTAATAAAGCCCTTCATAGCAAAGATTTGGAATCTTATGCAACTGCATTAAATAATAGAAAATTTACTGCTATGAGAATAATAGCTGAAATTTGCTTAGAAAAAGCAAAAGACGCTTTAATTGAAAATGCAATTAGAGAGTACTGCGATCCAGTAGTAACTTCTCATTACAAGTTGTCAAACGATTTGATGAACGAAACTTTAGAGTTTATAATCATAAATTCAGAAGTTAAATAATGATAGGAGATCACAACTTACAAATCGCTGAACAACAGTATAGAGATTTGGAACTTCCTTCATACAGTCTTTTGTCAGGAATATCTAAAGGAGGTATCGACATTATGAGCGGAGTAAAAAACAATGTGTTTACTTTAAAATTTGGAAGCCTAGTTGATGATATGTGTTTTGATACTGCTAAAGTAAAAATTAAGTATCATCTTGCAGGAGCATTAAAAAGTCCAACTCCAAATGTAAAGGGAATTGTTGATCAAGTAATTGCAACTGTATTGGCCGGTGAAAATGAAAGTAGTTCTTTCAATATTGTAAAGAAAAAGAAAATGAATTCTCTTTCTACAGTTGCGTTAGATTTAAAAAACTACGGAGAAACTATAATGACTGCTGCAAAATTAAACAATGTGTATCAGTCTTACGCAAGAGAAAAAGTTATAGAAACTGTATCTAGTGCAGGACAGGCTTATTTTCAAGACGCGTTAACTTCTAGAGGAAAAATATTAATTAAAAAAGAAATGTGGGATAAAGCTATGGAAACATCGATGACTCTTGCTACACATCAATTTTCAAAAAGCTATTTTGAAAACGAAAGTGGAATTGAACTTTTTTATCAATATAAATTTATAACAGAAGTTAAAGGAAAAAAGACAAAAGGAATGCTTGACATTTTAAAAGTCGATCACAATAAAAAAGTAATATATCCTGTTGATTTAAAAACTGGAGAAATGCCAGTATCTAAATTTCCTGAAATAATGTTAATGTATGGATATTATATTCAAGCCGCATTGTATAGAGAGGCAATAATGAGTATTGTAAATTCAGATCCTGATTTAGCCGGATATACAGTTGCTCCGTTTGAGTTTTTATATATATCTAAAGAAAATCCAAATAAACCGCTAGTATATGTTGTTCCAGAAAGAATGCATATTGCCAGTATGAATGGATTTACAGATAGATACGGAACAAAACACAAAGGAGTAATGATATTGCTTAAAGAATATTACGACTGCAAAGAAGGAATGTTTTGTCAGTATACTGAAGAAGAATATGAACAAGATGGTAAAATCCCGTTTGACGACGACTTAATAAAAGAAATTAACGATGAAAATTAAAAACGTAAGATTAAACATAGTGCCTACAAAAAGCTCTACTTATTTTCTTCCAATTTTAGATTCATTAATCAACTTTAAATTTCTACATTTGCTTCAAAATTCATACGTAATGAATTCAATAGAAGAAGGTTATTTTAGCGTTCTTTACAAGTGGAATGGAAAACCAGAATTTACAGAATGGGAAAGTGAACTAATGGAACATCATTTATTTGTCGGTCATGAAGATTATGACGAATATGTTTTGTATAAATTTAAGCTTCCAAAGAACTCTCAGGAGATCTTAAAATTATTTATTCATGGAAAGTATAGCAAATATCCAGATTCATCAAAAAATGACGTTAAAAGCTTTATAGAGAAGAGAGGATTTGTTAATGCTGAAAAGATATTTAAAATAATGAATCTTGACGAAACTTTAAGGCTACAAATGCAGAAAGATTCAGGTGTTCCAATTCCGATTGGAAGTGAATTATCTACTCCTCCTGACATTAACTCAGAAAACTTTTTAAATTCAGTTAAATTTCTTTCCAGTAAAGGAACTGCTGATTTTAGTTAACTTTAATAATTAACACTATGTTATTAGTAAAAAGAGCAACAAAGCCACTAGGAATAGGTAGCATTGTCAAAATAACGCAAAAAGCGTTAAATATTTATTATTCAAAAAAATCAGGAAAATTTAACGACAGATTGATAGATCAAAAATACATTGTTTTAGGCAAAATGAATTCTTGTGATCAGAAAATTGTCAGACTACTTCCTGTGCAAACTACATCTTATCAAGAAAATAATACGCGCAATGTTAGGTTCAATAATTATAAAAAAAGAAAATTAATTTTTATAGCATTATCTGCTGTTGAAGATTCTAAGCAATCATATTTATCTATTTTTGGAGAAGCCGGAAGAAATGAAATTCAAGATTATTTATTGTCAAAACATGGAGTCAACATTACAAAAGCATAGCTATGGTAAAGAAATCACACTCCTCGAATTGATTGAAGAGTGTGAACTTGAGCAAAAAATGATAAATGAAAAAGAAAGCGCAAGTAGAGACGGCAAAAGAGAAGGAAACTCGGATAAGGAAACTTAGAAGTATAACTTATAGCTGGAGTAAGAAAGACATGAATTATTGTTTAGAAAATGGAATATCAATTTATCCGGCATGCCAACCTAATGGAAAATTACTTCTTTTCGTGCAACAAGGAGAAAGATTTAAACCTCTTAATAATAAAATTTACGGTCAATCAGACGAAGAAGAATGTCTTGAATATACTGTAGCAATTATTGATGCTTATACAGAGTATGCTAATAAAATAAAATTAAAGAAAAAAAAATGATTGGATTAAAATTTTATTTAAATGAAAAATGTTATGTATTAATTAAAGAAGAGAAACTCAATCTTTGCAACGGATGCGCATTTCAGAATGTAGTAGGACCTGGATCAAATTTATGTAACATAGTCGATCCAAATCCAAAAGATTTTAATAGAAACAAAATGTGTCAATCATTTGATGCTATATTTAAAGAATTATTTCCTGATTCAATAAAAGGCGTTAAAAAAAAATTATTATTATGATTGGAGAATTTTTTACAATGAACGGTATTAGAGTTCAATTAGTTGATGAAGAAGAGCGTTCTAGTTGTGCCGGATGTTTTTTTACAAGTAAAGATGAGCATAGAACAGAATGTTCATATATATCTGAAGGAAGCGCTCTTTTAGATTGCGGAGATTTAGACGGAATCTATAAAAGAATTGATTTAGAAAAAGGAGTCAAAAAAAAATTAACATTAAATTAAAGCTTACCTTAAATGGAAGAGAATAGATATTCAAATAAGTTTAAAAAAAGAAACGAACCTGTTAAAGATAAAAAAAGTAAAAATCTTGTGGCTTACAAAAAGCCTAAGTACAAAAACAAATTTAAAGAAGATTAGTATGTTTAAAAAAAGAAAACAAATAAGCCCTCCATTTGACGAAAGTAATTTGGAAGAATTGACTGATCCAAAAAAATTTAAGTATGCTACAAGAATTTATTTAAAATCTTATGGAGAATTACTTAAATTAAATTCAGTTGGAGTGACAGCTAGGATTGATACGAATGAATTTGTATCGGCATTACTTCTTACGGACGTTTATCAATTAGTACTACTTCAAAAAGCAAAGTTATATAGACTTAAAGTTTTAGAAGATGTTGATTAAAAAGCGAGAAGAAAAAAAACTCAGATACTCAGACGAATGGTTTGTATCTGTATTGATTTTGGGTAATTTAACTTATTACTCAAGAGACGGTTATTCTTTTGCTAAATCAAGAAACGAAAGAACTAGTATAGATCAAATACTTTTAAATAAGCAAAAAATAAATTTTACTGTATTGACAATAGAAAATAAATTAAATGGAAATACTTTATCAAAAAACTCAAATATGCAAATTGTAATAGAAGTAGAAGATTCTAAATTATTTTTAAAAGCAAAAAAACAATGAAAGTTATTTACATGCAAGACACAATAGATTTGATTGAAATTAGAAATGGTAAAGAAGAGGCCCTGGCTATTATATCACGGGGCACAATTATTCCAGGAGTAGAAGACTCGGACGAGAAGTCTTATTTATTAATAGAAGAAGAAGAATTAGATGTACAAGAAAATTTACAAAAAAGACACTAAAGGAAATTTAAGGTTTCTTGAAGTAAGCACTTTTGAAGACTTACTATCTCAAACTTCCGGAATAGAAGGAACCATCAGTCCATTAACTCATCGCAAATTCTGCAAAGGAAAAAACATTGGAAAATCTAATGAAACATCTCCTGATGAACAAGCTATACTCGAAGGAGAAGCAATTATAAGAGACAAGTTAACTAAAGGGTATTTTGAAACTATTTACGAGGTAGAGCAAGAAGAGGTAATTATGCCTATGCTTGCGCATGACTATTTCAAATACACACACAAAGTTAATTGGAAAGAAAACTGGTTTGTTCAACCTAAGTTTGACGGAATGAGGTGTCTTGCATTTGTGAAAGCAAATGGAGATGTAAAATTAATGTCTAGAGCCGGGAAAGAAATTACCACTATGAATCACATTAAAGCGGAATTGTCTAAAATCAAAATAGACATAATACTTGACGGTGAACTTTATGTACATGGAGAAAATTTCCAAAAAAACATGAAATACATTAAGAAGTATGTGCCGGGATTGTCAGAAAGAATTGACTTTCACATCTATGACACTATCAATGAAAATGTATTCATGAAAAGATCAGAAGAAGTTGCTAATGTATTAAGATCAGGAATAGAATTCAAAAGCTTAAAACTGGTAATGACCTGCGTTTGTTTAGACTTTGAATCACTAGTAATGCATCACAAAAACTTTCTTAAGCAAGGATATGAAGGCACAATGTTAAGAAAAAGAAGTTCTTTGTATAAAGTCAATGGAAGAAGTCAAGACTTGCTTAAATACAAAGACTTTAAAGATTTAGCGCTTCCAATACTTGACATTATTCCAGACGAAGTAGACTCAACTATGGGTTCTCCAGTTTACAATTGGCCTGGCGCCAGTGGACACAAACTAGGAGAGAATGTTCTTGGTTCTGGAATAAGAGCAAATCATACAGAAAGAAGAGAGATGCTTAAAAACAAGCAAAATTACATCGGTAAAATTTACGAAGTAAGGTTTTTCGAGTACTCTGACAAAGGAGTTCCTAGATTTCCAATTACAATTGGAGAAAGATTAGACAAGTAATGAATATAGAAGAAATAATAGAGAATATATTCAATATGACACCTAATGAAGGTTATGAATATATCGATAATAACTTAGACAAAACAGGCAAGTTTAACGTTAAAGCTAATGGAAGAATTTTAAAATTCATTGGACTAGAAGAGCATAAAAATACTTATAGGATAGTTATGAATAGAGTTGATACAGATCAGAGATTCCTTATAACGTCATTTAAGTTTGCAAAAAGAATAAGAAAAAAAACTTGGACAGAATTCAAGCTTTACAAAAAATTAAAATTAACATTATAAAATAAAAAAAACTATGTACACAGAAGCACAATTAAAAGGAATGACTAAAGATCAAATTATTGATACAACTCTTAAATTATCAGATAAAGTTGAATCTCTTTCTTCTGGACCTATAACTGCTGACACAATAAAAGCTGCTTATTTAAACCTTAAAAAAGAAGGTGCAGATATAGCTGAAAGAAGACAAAACTCACAACAAGCTCATAAAGAAGCGTTAGCTGAAATTGAGGCCAATAAAGTTAAAGCTATTGCTGAAATGCAATTGAAATTCTCTTCCACTGATGGACAAGACGCTAAAGAATTAGAAAAATTATATTCTGATTTAGAAGCTAAATCTGTTAAAGCTATCAAAGACTTAACTTTTGGTTTAGAGAAAGCTGAAAATGACGCTGCTGTTGAATTAGCTAAGTTAACTGAGAAAATTGAAAAAGCTCAAGCAAAATATGATGACTTAGTTAAAGACTTGACTGCTAAAGAAAAAGTTTTAGTTGATGCTTACATTGCAGACACAGATGCTAAAACTGTAGCTCATAAACGTAAAATGGAGCAATTGCAATATGACAACTCAATTGCATTAAGAGACGGAAACATTGAATTCATGGAAAAATTAGCAACCTCTGTTGGCATGGAGCTTATTAACTCAGAAGAGTTGGAAGTATTAAAAGAATTCAAGAAAACTGATGCAGATGCAATCTCAGAGATTGTTAAAGTTGAAGTTTCTGAAGCATCTCAAAAAATCTACGCATCTGAAGGCGCTAAAGCATCTGCTCTTAAATTTGCTTCAGAAAGTAAAATTGCTTTGTTGGAAAATGATAAAAAACACTTGGAAAGCTCTGTTCTTGCTCAAGCAACAAGAATTACAGAACTTGAAGCTAGACTAAAAGATGTTCCGTCTCAAATTGCGGCTGCTGTACAAGCTGCTCAATCTTCTGTAACAGTTAACCAAGACGCTGTTAAGAAATAATGTCTAGGGTTTGGATAAAATCAAAAGGACTAATGCCTAAAAAAATGTTTATACAACAAAGTGTTGACAAAAAAGCAGTAGTTTTATTTGGACCATATTTTTCTAAACAAAGCCTTGGCTATGGAATGCAAAATATAGAGTTCAAATTATGTGCAGTTACCGGTAATTATATTAGGATAACTCCACTTTAATAAACAAGTGTCGCGTAGTTAAATTGGTAAATGTTGGTTCGAAAGATCCAAAGATGCAAGTTCGAATCTTGTCGCGACACCTAAATTAAATAATTTTAAAAATAAAAAAAAATATGTCATTACCAGATACGGCAGAATATTGGTGGGATGTGAAAAAACAAACTAACAAGCATATTTTCACACATATAAAAAATCAAGATTGTGGACATTTTCATGTAACAGAAAGTGACGAATTAAGCGAGATTGATTGTCATGCTTGCAAAAAAATACTAGAGAGTAATCAAGAGATAAAATCACAACTTGAGAAAAACAATGGTAAAAGATACAAAAATCATAGAAAGAAAAAAGGATTTACTTTCGAAAGTGTAATTAGATTTGGTAAATACAAAGGACAAACTATCCAATGGATTATTGATAATGATTTTAATTATTTCAATTGGGTTAAAGACAAGCTTTTATTACACCCAGATTTAGATAATTTAAAAAACAAATAAAATTATGAAAAAATTAATATCAATGACAGATTTTATAATTAGCGAAACTAATAAATCTAACGGAAACAAATCTATGCTATGTAACAAGTTTGTTCATTACACCAACTTTTTAAAACAACCATTAGAACTTTGGATGTTTGTTCCTTGTGAACTAATTGATGGTGTTTGGGTTGTTTTGGAAGAACCTGATGGATATAATTTATGGATTTTTGGAATTGTTTCTGATATGCCAGAATATTTAGAATACCAACAAGCAAAAAAAAGATGTTTGTTTGAGGGATTTTCTGAAAAAGACGCAAGATTTTCTTTATTTGCAAATGAAACTATTGAAGATTTGATAGAATACAATCTACAATTAACAAAAACAGCAGAAAAACAAATAGGACTATGAAAAATAATTTAACAACAAGAGATGGTGCAGATTTTTTAAGTGCATATTCTCATTATTCACAATTGGTGAATTATTTTCCCCAATTAGATTCAAAAAATGAAGAAATAAAAAAATTAGCAAGTGAAGAACCTTATTATAATTCTAAATTAGTACAAAATTGGAATAATATAGAAATTCATATTACAAGACAACTTTGGGGTTCAACAGCTTGTGGATGGGGAGTAATGGGCGGGGCGGCTATGTCTCATGCTTACAATTTTATCATCAAGCAAAAACATACAGGATTGTTATTTGTTTATTGGGACGGAAGACTTGCCTACATAATGAATAGTTCCGACATAACTGATTACAGCAAAATGCCTTCAATGTCACGTGTAACAGCTTTATATAAAGGAAAATAATTATGAAAAACATACATATATTACCAACAGATAAACCAAGTAATATTGGTTACTATACTGACATTAAAGATACTCGACTGTATATTTTAAGTAATGGGAATAAAATAGGAAATTATAAAAATAATTGGAATCCACAAAACATCTACATCACTAATGATGAAGAAATTAGTGGTTTTGAAAACAATATTTGGGTTGTACTAGGAACTCGAGTTTTTCTGTGGAAAAATACAATGGCATTAGTGTCTAGCAATAAACCTAAAGAAATCATCCTAACAACAGACCCTGACTTAATTGAAGATGGTGTACAAGCTATTGATGATACTTTTCTTGAATGGTTTGTTAAGAATCCAAGTTGTGAAGAAGTTTCTTTTATAATACGTTCTGCCTGGTTGGATAACGGTCTAATAATAGATTCTTACCAAATCACCATTCAAAAAGAAGAGCCTAGACAAGAAATGCCTTGGTTACCAAAAGAAACTTTTGATAAATACCATAAACTTAAACAAGAAAAACTTGAAGAAGTTGCTAAGAAACTAAAAGGAAAAGAATTATTTAAGAAAAGTAACGATAGGGCAAGAGAACTACTTTCTGAAATTAAATTATTACCAATAGTAGAGACACTTGAAGAATATATTGAAAGAGAGACTAAAAGTATTATAGAGCCTAGCCTGAGAGCATCGGCTATTACATTTTTACGTTATGGAGCTAAATGGCAAAAAGAACAAGACAAGAATAAATTTAGTAAGGAAGATATGATGGAAGCCTTTCATGCAGAAAGTAGAGTTTGGTCAAATAGAATTAAAGATTGGAAAGAAGTAACTTTTAGTGAATGGTTTGAACAATTTAAAAAGAAATAAAATATGTCACAATCATCACCAGAGGGAATTGTTTTAGGAAAAGGTTCTCAGTTAATATCAGCAGAATTGTCAATAAATAAAGAAAAAGTTTTTACAGTCAAGCAAGAAACACTTGAAGAATTATGTGATAGGGTATTAAATTACTTATACCCAAACTGTAAAAGAGAAATGAGTGGCTTACAATATACTAATGCAATTAACTCTTTAAAACTTATTGCTGAATGGCAAGCTGAAAGAATGCATAAGTTTATAAACAATGAAAATAATCATACAAAAGGAGAACTAGGAAACTCATGTATTGATGCACAAACACTACTCAATTTTATTAAACAGTTTAAAAAGAAATAACTTTAAAAGTAAATTAAAAAAAATAATATTTAAATGAAAATAAAGCAGTTAATTGAGGCTAAAATTAAATACCTTGAATCAGAACTAGAAAATCTTAATAAAAATCTAGACAAGGTTAACAAAGGTTTAATTCCAAATAGCAATACAGTTAGGAAATGCCCAAATTGTGGAACTAGGAATTTACACTATTATGTAGATACTAATAATTGGTGTTGCGCATGCTGTTAAAAAAAAGAGATCCAAAAGATAATTACGAATATAGTTGGTGGGGATATCTACATATAAACGGAAATGTTCAAGTAAAAAGATATTACAGTCCGGAACAATTACTTGATGCTGAAGACAGTCCTTTTGTCAAAATAATAGTTTATCCTTTTAACGCTATAAATAGGGAAAGCGCAGAATTAATAATAATTAAAAAGCTAGAAGATGAACAAACTAGAAAAAGAAGAAGATTTAAAACGATTGGAGGAAGCAGTATTGATGATTCCAGAAACAGAAAATTTTCTAATTACGGACTTGAAGCTTAGCGAGCAATCAGAAAATGTAAGAAGCCACGCAATGTCTGTATTGCAAAAACACATGTTTATTCCTAAACATGAATGGGAATTTAAAGTGATTTCAATTATATCAGGATTTTCTTCTGAAAAGTTAAAAACCTTATTTAATTTAGTTAAGCTAAAAGTAGTTTTAAATGAAGCTATAAAAAAATCAATAGAAAAGTAAAAACAAAACCCTCAACTGACGAAAAGTCTATTGAGGGTTTTTTTTATACTTACCAAAAAGGAGCGATATCTGTATGATATTAGCTCCTTTTTAAATTACTTACCGAATTCTACAACTTAAGTCTCTATTCTCATATTGAAATTGATTTGTTTTAGTTGTTTTGCTGAAATCTCAACGCAGTCTCAAGATCTTTCTCCAAAAATGACGCGATAAATGGAGTTGACTTTCTTAATTTAACATTAAGCTTGTTTCTTCCTTTGTTTATTCCTGATTCGTAAACTTCAGTTGGATCAGTAAACTGGGATATTACAGCTAAATTTCTATTAACTACTCCTAATGCGGCGGTAGGAGATGACATTAATTTTATAGCCTCTCTTGGATTCAAAAAATATGTAAGTTCACTAAGCTCTTTGCTTAATAAATATCTTGCCATAAGAGTTTCGTCATCAGGTTCATCATCAAAGCCTCCGGCTGCAGTGTAAGCTAATAACGTAATAGATATCATTCCTATTTCAGCAGCCATTCTCTTCATGTTTGCTTTTTCATGTTTGTTTAGCTTGTTAAAATTAGCGCTAATCATTTCTAATTGAAATCCTTTTCCAGCTTTTATTAACTGAGCAATAAATCTAGATGCAGTAGTGTAATAACCTTCTTGATATTGTTTAAGATCTTCAGAATAATATCTATCAGTTTCTTTTAAATCATCAGAAGCTACAAATGCTTTAGACACTCCGCGAAGTCTTCTTGTTGCTGAAGGTTCAATCCATTTCTTTAAAAAGAATAGTAATTTTCCCCACCATTCTCTTTGAGCAGCAGCCTTTATGCTTTCGTCATAAACTCCATACAAATCTACAGTCTTTTTTTTAATCAATCCTCTTATGTCTAACAATATCTTATCGGAACCTCCTCCTAATGGAGAGAATGTTGTAGCTTCTACAAAAGATTTTATTTGAATCTTAACCCCTCCTTTTCCGTCAGGAACAAATTCAATCATCTTATCCATTGGAGCAGCTTCTTTTTCAGTAGCAACTACTTTTCCTTCTGTATTAATAAATTCTCCTTTTTTGTTTAAAGCCTTAATGCTATTAAGAACTGCATACATTGTTTGCCCTTGCATCATGTGTTCTCCTCCGTGATCTAAAACCCTTAGGCTATGAAGAGACATTAATGATTTTACTTTATTTGTATCGCTAAATTTATTATTTAATGCTGATGAAGACCCCATTACATTAAAATAATTCATCAATAAGTTAGTTTTAGACGTTTCTACGTTTGAACCAACGTCTGTAATTATAGACCTTGCATCACTCCAGTAGTTTATTTTAGCTTGTTTCCAATCTCCCATATTGTATGTCTCGCCACCAATCGCTTCAATTATACTAGAAACTGTTCCTGAAGTTGCGTTAATAATTGAGTTTAAGTAATTACCAACTAAAGAAACATTACTTGCGTAACCCATGTAAGTTGACATTGCTTTTTGCACATTAACTCCATGTATTTCTCCTGCATTTTTTTCTTTAATTCCGTAAATTCTATTTTCAGCCATGCTAATAGCTTTTTTTACGTCATTAGGCATTTCATCAATGTTTTTATTTACTTGGATTCTTTTTATTCCAGAAAATCCATGAACTTTAGCAAGTCCGCTAAGGCCATCATAGTCAGGGACCATTCTTTTTCCCATTACGTCTATTATGGTATTTACTGAAGCTTCAATTTTCTTTTTTTGCTCATAATTTTTAGCTCCTTCTAAGTTCATAAGAAGTATTGAATGCAAGTCAAAGCTTTGTTCTTTTTTGTTAAGTCTAGATCTATACGGAACCGGAACGTTTAATTTCTCTTTATTAGTTACATCTGCAAAAACTTTCTTAAAATTCTTGTCTTGATCACTAATAGCTCCAATTTCAAATTCATCATCTTTTCTTTTAAACATGTCGGTAAGTTTGTCCATTACTGCGCTTCCAACATTTCCTTCAGTAAGTCTTTCCATTGAAGATTTAGTTATTCCAGGAAGCATATATACTTTTGATCCAAAAACATCAGATATTAACGAAGTTTTAGATTCATACATTTCATCAGCCTCAATTATCATGTCTTTAAAAACTTTCAATTGAGCTTTATTCTCTTGAGACATAGAAGTAAACTTTTCATTAAGCCATTTGTCATGAGGCTCAATTTGAATTACTTCTCCGTATTGCACTTCTTGAGTATTGTTTTTAATCCATGCTCTAAACTCACTTTTAGCAACAGCCTCCCTCATTGGCATAGAATATTTTATTCCTCTTAGCGTATATTCTATAAATTCTCCTTCAACTTTTACATTTTTAGCATATTTATCTAATGTGTAACTTTTTGTTACTCCATTATTTGTATACATCATTCCGTTCCAAGTTATGTTTTTATAAAATTCATTGTATTGATCAGGATCAGAAGACATTTTAGCCATTTCAAAGTATTGTTGGTGAAATTCTGGCAAATACTTTCCTACAAGACTTGATTCACCTTTTGAATTTTGTTCTATAAAGGCCCCATACTTTTGTTCCATGCTAGACTCGTTATGAGTTTTAGTAAATTCATCGTACTGACTTTTCACTTCGGAAGCTTTTGATTGTATATATCCAGATACTTCCATGTCTGCAGCGTCGGCCATTCTTGATATAACTTGAATTTCAGTAGAACTTATGTTTTTTTCATTAGCAAATACTCCAGAAAACATAGAGATGTCTTTGATAGATTTCTCAGCCATTCCTAAATAGAAATTAAAAGCAGCATTATCAATCGACTCTTTATTAATTTCCATTTGCTTTATAACCCAGACAGTTTTTGCTTCTTGAGGCTGGGTTCTTTCCCATAATTTTCCATAATGATCTAAATACTCTTGCTCATGCTCATTTGAGTTTTGCATAAGTATTCTTGCGTATATTTGTCTTTGAGCTGTAAGTAGTTCTTTATTTACTGATTCTCTCTCTGCATTTATTGATGCTAATTCTTTCACAAATGTTTCCTTTCTACCATCTGAAATTTCTTTTCTATCATGAAGAGAAATAATCATTGTTTCAATCTCGTCTAAAAGTCCAAAAGCTGAATTATATTCTTTCAATTCAGCTATCACTTCAGGAGTCATTTTATCGCCTTTTTTTAATTTTGCGACTCTATTTTTCATTAGTTTGATTTGATATTTGGACCACTTATTATATTTGATTAATCCATTTATTTGACTTGTTGTGCTGTACTTTTCCAAAAGATTTTTTAATTCTTCTATTTTTTCAAAAGGAGTCATTTCATTTTTAGCGTGAGCTTTTACTTTTCTTTCAGTTTCTTTTGCTCTTTCTGCAACTCCAACAGGCTTATGCTGTTCAAAAATTATAGAAATTCTAGCTTGAACTTGCTCATAAATTGATTCTAAACTAGTTTCAATTTTTGTTTCAACTCCAGTTTCTTCATTTATAAACTTACCGACTCTTTCTTCCATTGATTGGCTGTTTAAGTTTTCAAGTAAATCTTGATTAACTTTTTCATCAAGCAATTCTTTTGTTAAAGATTCAATAGCGTTTGATTCCAATCCAAATGTTCTATAAAGATAATCCATAACCCAATTACGAAATGATTCCCAAGCCGACTTTGTTTCAGAGGAAGTTCTTTCGTCCCATATCTCAGATCCTTTTCTTCCTATAGCTGTAGCTAAAATCTCTTTGTGCAAATCTTCTTCCATGAGCTCAGGATACAACGATTCTATCTCTGACCATAACTTAGTACCTCTAAGTGATAATAGTCCTTTCTGCAGCCTAGGATTGGCTAATCCTTTTGGAAATGAATCTATAAATATATGACTAAATTCATGTATTGCAGTAGTCTTAAATATTTTTGATGGATTAATAAGTATTACTGGCTTTCCTGCAGCAAGAGTTCTAGGATCATTTGACCCAAGCACTCTAGACGTTTCTACATCTGAGTCCAAAATTACATCAACGTTCATGTTTTCTTGAAGTAATTCAATTTTTTTAGCAAAAGTATTCATATCTTCCTCTAAATAGTCTCCATTTAATTGAGATTTTTCTTGAGCATAAGAAAATCCTTTTGCCTTATCTATTGCTTGAAATACAGATTTGTTTGGTATTGCTTTGTTGTTTTCCTCAAGAAATAACTTTCCTTTGGTTCCGTAAGTTTTCTCTGCAAAAGCAGAAAATTTATTGTTACTTTTTCTAAATATATTTTCATCTATAATGTTCAAGAACTTATCTATCGCACCATTAGTGCGCATCCACGCTTTGGTGGATGCTTCACTAGTTTTAAATTCACATGATTTCATATTAACAGGTTAATGGGTTTTCACTCGTATTTGTTTCGTCTTCTTCTGACAAAGGTAATGCTTTATTTTCTTTCTCTCTAACAGGAGATAACATATCTTCTTTTAAAAATAATCCTCTAGCTCTAGCTTCATCCATAAACTCATCTATTTGAATTTGCTGAGACTCACTAATATTATTTTCAGATATTACTGAGTTAGTTGATTTTTTATCATATTGATATTCAACTATACTACCATTGTTGTATTTTGCTCCAAGTTTAAATGTTCTGACGTATGTAGGCATGAATTTTTCTTTTTCATTTCCATTATTATCAACAGTCGTGCTCTTAGACATTCCTACTAATTTATAAAGAACTGTTGTTTCAGAAGGCATGCCACTATATTCTCCATTGTCTTTAAAAACCCTAGAAACAAACTCCGGGTAAGTTCCGGCTCCATCTTTTGAAATACCAGTCATAATTCCGCCTTTAGTTTCAGTTCCTTCATCGTATACAAACCCAGTCGATGCTATCGTAGTACCAACTCGCTTAATATTTTTAGAAGATACTCTTTGTACTATCTTTTTATCAGCAGAAGAGTGTCTAAACATTTGATCTCTAAAGTCTTCACTTAAATCCATAGCATTCATTTCTTGATGTATAGATTTAATATGTTCTGATACTCCTGCATTTACTAAAGCTTCGTGAGGTATGTGAGTAAAGAATTGGTTTAAATTAGTTTTAAATCCAGATTGACTAAATGCATATCTAATTAATCTGTTCCCTAACACTCTTTCTTCTTTTACATTACTTCTTAATAATTCAACCCACGCTCTGTAAATTTTATTATTGTAAGTTTTAGGCTTGTTTTTACTACTAATTTTCAAAAAGTTATATCCTGCAGAACTTTTTATTTCTAATTCCTGTATTAAGAAATTAGTAGATCCGTCTTCTTTCATTTTGTAAATATCTTCAGGAACTTGTCTAAACAACACGTCTATATCTTTTAAGTTATCTTTAAAAATATCAAGTCCAGACATTGCATAAGAATAAAAATCAGCAGAGATGCTTTTAATAAATTCTTCATTTGTTGATAAAGCTCCTTTTCCAGTTCTTTCAGACATATTGTTTATTGTAGATTGAAGAGTTGGATTTGCAGACATAAATAAATCATTATCTACAACCAATTTATTAACCCAGTTAATTCCGTTTTGTCTATAAGTACCAGTAAAAGTATCTTTAAATTTATCAACAAAACCTTGAATTTTATCGTTAAACAAAACATTTTCATACTTATTTTTAGCAACCATCATTTGAGCAAAATCTCCAGCATCAGGAGTTTTGGAAGCTCCTACTGCTTCAGCAAAGAATTTTGATTTTTCCTGAAAGTATTCAAAAATATTAAGAGTTTCTTCTTGCATGGCAACTTCTTCTTCGGTAAAATTACTCATGTCTCTATCTTGACTGAACTTTTTAATAGCGGTTTCTAATTGTTTAAAAGAATATTTTTTAACATAATTCTCAACATCAATAGCAGTAACCGCTTTTTTACCTAATCCATTTGATTTTCTAACAAACTCAGTAGCATTAAATCTTTCTCCGTCAATTGCTAATTCTTGAGAAGTTATGCCTTCTGAATTTTTTGTTGTTCTTGTCATTTCAGCAAGCATTGGTTGAGCAACAAACCTATTTACCCATTCAACCGGTGTTCCGGCGCGAAGTAACATAAAAGTAACTCCGGAAGTTATTCCATTATGATTACCTCTAGAAATATAAGGATCTTTAGCAATATCTACATAAGCATTCAAGAAAGCTGAAATTGCATCAGCAATAGAGTGACCGTTATTTATGTCGTATTCGTTATCAAACTTTGTATTTCCAAAGTTATCTTTAGCTCCTATGCCTAAATATCCGTCAAAAGTTATATTCTGATGTCTATTTACCATGTGATCCACAAGTTGATTAGCAGTTTGCGCCACTCCAATCTTTCCTGACAGATATTCAAATTTAGTTTTCATTTGATAGGCAGGAGAATAAAAAGTCAAATCTTCTAGAGAAGTCTCTGGAAACATCCCAATAATATCATCTTTAAAAAATGACGCGTCAATAGAAGTCATAACTTTATCATATGCGTGTTCACTTTTAAGAATTGAAGAGTATAAATCAATTAATCTGTTCTGAACAGATTTCATACTTTTTGAATTTTCATCATGAGGAACAGCAGTAACTTTTCCAGTTGTCTTATCTACATGAAGATTTGGCATCATTACGTACATTTTATCAATATCAAAATCCGAACCAGTCTTAGCCGGAACAGCATCGTATGCAATGATTGAATCTCCGACTCCAGGAGGAAGTATTCCAACAATTTCCATCGCGTCATTAGACGACATTCCTTGATTAGGAATCCTATAAGTAACTAACTGCAAAGCAGAAGGATCTATCATTGCCATTAATTGTTTGCCTGACATTCCATTCCAATCAGTTCCTTCAGGAAGCAGTTTAAGTAATGCTGAATGAGGCATAAAACATTGGCCAGGCATATAAGTCTTTGTTGCTTTATCGTAATGAGGTGGCTTCAATCCTTTCTTGTCATAATTATCAGAAACAATTTTAATACCAGATTTTTCTGTATCGCTGATAGAATCGAATCCAAATTGGCTTACTTGAATAAAAGAACCTCCATTAGTATAGACCTTTGTTAACTGCTTATTCATCATAGACATAAAAACATTTTCAACTTTATTTCTAATTTGAGGTATAGCGTCAAATGGCAAGTCTTTCTCAAGTGCCGCAAGTATATTGTCATTACCACCTCTTGATTTAAATTCAGAGATAAGTGACGAATAAACTCTATCCATGTTGTTTATTTTCATTTTACCTGTAGAGGCGTCTTCTTTAATATCGAATTCTTCCATCAAACTGGCCTTACCCATATCTGATAAATTAGATAATGTAGAATGTATCATTTCAAGAATTTTATCTCCTTTAATCTCTTCTCCATTAAAGTTGTAAGTTCCATTTACATCTATGCCGGCTAATATGTTTTTTTGAATTTGAGATCCAACCATTGTTTCGTGAGCAAGTTTTGTCGGAAGATCTTGTTGTAATTTCCAACCTCTATTCTTTAAAGGAACAGGATTTAATTCAAAATCAACTTTCATGTCTCCATTTGGTTCGTGAATTAATGTAGGCGCTGTGGCTCCAACTTTAATTCCATCAATAGTCACAACTTCATGTATCTCATCTTTACCAGAAAGAGTATTGCCATCTTTATCCTTTGTCATTTTGTCCAATAGAGCTTGCATAGGAGTTCCTTTTACTAGCTGTGGTATAAGTACTGCTTGAGAGTATTTAAGATAAACAGGAACGGTAGAATTAAGCTCAAAGTAAACTCCCTTCATTGGTTGAGCTACTAATTTCATTTCATTTTGAGATAACTTTTGACCTACTTTTCCATTTTTAGGATTAACATACATCATTTTCTCCCAAGCTGATTGATGAGACTCTGGACCGGTAGTCCATTGGCCCAATCTTTCTTTAAGAAACTTCCATCTTCTTGGAGTAATCCATGCTTGAGCATCAGTTGAGTTAACTCCGCCTTTAGTGTATGCATCAGCAATAGATTTGTCTTTTACAGACTCTCTAATTAAATCTACATATCTAGAAGATATTTCAACTCCCTTAACTGTTGCTTGATTAAAATATACATGGTCATTAAGTGATAAAAATAATTGTAACCCATCAGTGTATGACGCCGGAGTTCTTTTAATCATATCAGACATATTTTTAAAGTACGCCGGATCTCCTAAGAATAATTTGTTATACTCAATTGTGTTTATAATGCTATTCATGAAGAAATCACCAGACATTGCTCTTACTGGGTCCCTGGACCCTTCGTAAGCTCCGATTATATTTTCATCAACAGACAAATTTGTAGCTACTTCAGCAGCATGAATGATTCCCATATCATCCATGTTTTTTAAATTGTCATCAAGTCTTAATGATAATGATTTTTTTATTAATTCTTTAACTATAGCTTTTTGCTCATTAGTCATTCCTGAAATTGAATACATACCATTTTCTTGACCTAGAGGCAATCCGTCTTTGTATAAAGTTATGTATTCCAAAGAATCTTTATCCATATTTTCTGGAGATAAACTAGGAAAAGTTTGAGACTTGAGTCCGTTAGGAATTCCTTTACCAACAGTATGATAATGTACTATTAATTTTTCAGGACTTAAAGTAGCTAGTTCGTTGCTAACTTTTTTCATTCTATTGTACTCGTCTTCAAAGTAGTCTGCTAAAACACTAAGCGTTTCGTCATTAATATACCATTCTCCATCAACATAATCAATTTTAGAATCAAAAGTTGGCATACCTTCAATCTCAATCTTTCTACCTTTATCTGCTGCAAGAAGAGTTTGTGCGTAATTTTTTCCTCCGGCTTTATGTCCAAGAGTTTTTGCTATTGCATTGTTAAGCGCGTCTACTGGAGAAATCTCTTTAGTGTCTTTACCGTCATTTTCTCCTTTAGATTTGAATGAACTGTCTAGTCCAATTTGTATTTCTGAAATTCTTCTTTTAGATTCCTTTTCTCTTTTACTTGCATTCGAAGCTATCAATACTCCTTGTCTACTTTTCTCTGCATTAAGCAAATATTTTAACCAAAGAGATCCTTTGTGATAAGGACTTACGGCAAGTTTATCTAACTCAGACGCGTCTCTTTTCCATTCATTTATTACATTATGCAAGTAAGATGGATTAGAATAAGCAAAATAACTCTTACCGTTATTGGCAAGAACATTATTTTCGGCCATGTTTATTTCAAATAAAGCTTTAGCTCTTGACAATAATTTTACAACTTCTTGATTGTCAAAAGGATTAACTTTTTCATCTCCTGAAACTAAAGAAGTTTTTGGATCTAATATATATTTGAGCATATAATCTGTTGATTTAAATAAATCAAGTATTGATTCAACAGCTTTTTCTTCTCCTCCAGTCATTCTCATATAAGAGATAACATCATTGTTTGTTATGTCGGCGCCAAGCCCATTAAATAAGTCTACGACTTTTGGTATTTGCAACATAACTTGTCTCATTTGAACAGGATGCTCTTGGCCGGCTATTAATTGACCAAAATCTCTCATATTTTCTGTAAGAGCAATCTTAGTTTGAGCTATAGCGTCTCTAGCGTCATCAGTTAATTCATATCCATTAGTGAATGTCTTGGCGAATTTAACTCCCCATTGTCCTCGTATTTTACTGTCTCTTGAATTGGTGGAAGTAGCATTGATTATTTTATATTTATTCGTAGCTTTATCTACCTCAGTTACGTAAAAGTTAAGTTTTGATTTAGCAAAAGTTTGAACGAATTGAGCTTGTTGATTAAGATCCATTTTATTTACTCTTTCTAATAATCCGCCCATCCATGGCTTAACAGAAGCTAAAGCTTTCATTTCAATTTTCATTATGTCAAGGGCATTTACCAAATCACCTCCATTGCTATTGTGAGAAACAATGTCGGATAATAGCGGCTGAAGAGTCCCCCAGACGTCATCAAATTCAGCAAACTTGGCTTTTCCTAAGAAAGAATCTCTTTTATGACGAATCCTTGGAATAGAAAGATCTTTTACATCTTCTTCACTAAGATTTCCAATAACTTCTCCTTTTAAATGCCTTTGTCTCAATTCATTAACTTGCACTTGAGTTAATTTATGTTTTATAGCAATTCTCTTTGACGCGGCTAAAAATTCAGGGTTTCCTTCGGTGTCTGGCAACAAACTAAGAACTAACTTAATTCTTGCAGGAGCAGTTTCTTTTGAATTAGTTTCAAATGATTCTGAAATATTTATTCCTCCGGCTTTGTCATCTTCTCCTAATTCAGTTTCGTATTCTCCCTTTTCATTTAAAATGCTTTGACGATAAGTTAAACCTAGTTCTTCAATTTTATTAAGAACTTCAATTTTAAAATCTTCTTTGTATTTTAAAACCAAATCAGCTCTTCTTAACAATTCTGGGTCGGAAACTGAGTTTTTGTAGTTTTCAATAAAATTTTCTATAGTAGATATTACTTTTTTTGGATTTAATTTTGATAAATCTTCAAAGTTTTCTGCCATATTTTCAGTAACAAAGGCATTAAGAATTATTTTAGAAACTTCTTCAGATTGATCAGAAGTCATTCCAGGAAACTTAATTTTATTAATATACTTTCTTATTCCGTTTGGAAATTGAAAGTAATATTGGTCATACTCAGTAACTTTGTCCCCCTTAATTACTCTTTTTTTGATTAATTTAGGTTCTCCTTGATCGTTAACTCTAGTAGATATTTTAGAACCTAAAGGTAAATTAATATCTTCTGAATGTCCATTTGAAAATGAAGTAGCGTAATCTCCAAAAAGATCTACGAACTTATTTCCACTAATTTTAGAATACTCAGCAAGCGCTGCGTCTTCTCCTAAGATTCTTTCAAGTTCTTTGTACAGTCCGGATTCTCTCCCATCTGTCTTTGCAAATACTTTACAAGCCATGTTTATTATTTTAAATTATTAAAAAATAGCCCTTCGTTAAAAGGGCTATGTATTGTTTTAGAATCCGCAACCTGCTTCATCTTGGAAATCATTATAAAAGTCTGATAAAGAATCTTCCTCGTTGTATTGAGCTAAATTTACATCATCATTATTAACTTGATTAAAATCAGGAACTTTTTCAGTTTCTAATTGTACGTCAAGCGTATTAGTTGAATTATTTATTTCATCAAGAGCAGATAAATCTGCTTGTTCTTGCTCTATCGCTAATTCATTTGACAAATCTAATGAATTCATTCCCATTAATAGCATTTTTGGATCACTAATTTTAGGTGATTCTGTGGTTTTTTCTTCGGTAGTGTTTTTTGATTGGTAAACTTCCGCAGCATAAGCAATAGAGTCTCTTATTCTTTTAGCTACTTCAACTTTGTCGTTCATTAATAAAACTCTGGCTTTAGCTCCTTCAAATGGACCAACTATTCCAATAGACTCAAGCATATCAATGTATATTGCTGCTTTATTGTATCCCAATTTCAAGCTTCTTTGGATTGCAGAAGCTGATCCTGAACCATTTAGTATAATAACTTCTGCAGCCTGAATAAATTTGTCGACATTCTCGCCATCTATACCTGACGATCCAATAAATTCTTGATAAATTTGATCAATCTCTTCATTAGACATTTCTCTATCAGGAGCTTTTTCTATAGCATTAGCAAGATCTTCTGAACCAATTTCATTTACTTTTCCAGTGAACTTTCCAGTATATTGAGCCATTACTTTTGCGCCTACAGCAGAAGTTGATAATATTTCATTACCATTAGAAGCTGAGCCTGGAGTAATGTTTACTATTGTTCCTATTGCAGTCGCTGCGTAAACCTGATTACCAATAGTTATTTTTTCATACTTAAGAAGTCCTGATTTAAGGAGAGCTTTATTAATTAATTTAAAGTCTTTCTTAGGATCTAATTCTTTCCCTGTTTTTTCATTGACAACCACTCCTCCATCTTTTATAATTAAATTAAAGTTTGACTTGTCGTCTTTTTTAATTACAACTTTTATTTCATTAGTATCTTGTTCAGGTAAATTAGACATATCGTCTTTAATTACAGATTCTTTTAATTTAAGATCGTACTTTTCATTTATAGCCTTTACGTCTTCAAGAATTAATTTAAGCGCTACTTCAAGTTTTGCTACGAAATTAATGTCAGCAGGAGACCTTCTTTCTTTTGGTCTAAGAGCTAGATCTGCTATCTCTTCAGCTATATTATTTTCTATGTCTTTTCCGGTTAAAAATTCTCCATTTTTTAAATAATTTCCATTTTTAAATGTAGTAAACAATTCGTAATCTATTGACAAAGACTCATCTTCTTTTATAGCCAACTTTATTTCAGAATGCCTATCTCTCTCTATAAATGACTCGTTACTAGTAGTTTTGCTTTTAGGAGCCGGTTGTGTTTGAACAACTACTTTTGTTGCAGGTCCAGAAGACTTCTCCGCATTATACCTGTCATTAACAGCTTGATTTGCTAGTGCTGCAGTGTCTCTTAGTATTTCTATAGCAGTATTGGACGCGTCATAATATGTTGCAGCAAATTTACCATTAGTTGATTTGTCTGAATACGTTCCTGCTTTTTCTGACATTTTTCTTCTTTCAGATTTAGGTTTCCCACCTGGTACTGGAGGAGTATGTTGTAATAGTTGAGCTGGATTAGAAACTGGAACTGGCTTAACTGTGTCTGGAGCCTTGATGTAAATATCAGTTTTTCCTCCAAACAAAGGTCCATTTGTTACCGCGTCAGTATTTATTAATCCTGAAGAAATTGCATAATCTCTATACGCCGGTGAAGATCGCCATAATCCAACATTAAATTGTCTTCTTTTTGTATTCATTAAAAATTCAACCAATTTCTCATGATTAAATAGAGATTTTGGAGTAACTTTTAAATCTGCATTTCCAAATTTAACCCACTCTCCACTAATAAATAATTCTGAAGCCTTTCCTTCAGTTTGAGGAGATACATATGTAAAGAAGTCTACTATATCCATAAGAGAAGGATCTGCTTTTTCCATGGCGCCTAATTCTTCTTTCATTGTTTCAAGAATTTTAAGTCTAGTTTCATCCTTCATTTGTGATAAAGGAGTTTCGAACTTATTTTCTTTAGTAATTACAGAAGTTAATAATCCTGCTATAATTTCAGCTTCATTTTGACTATGCTTTTTAATGTTAATTTTTAACGGAAATTTAGTTCCGTCAGCTTTTGGGACAGATAAAAATATAGTTCCTCTCATTGGTGTTTTAGCTCCAGTCGTTCCTGTAAGTAAAGGAAGCGTTAATTGTCTCCCCACAAATTCTTTGTGACGCTCGCCATCCATATTCATCAACTCTCCAAATTCATTTGTATACATTAGGCTGTCTTCTATAGCTTGAGTCACTTGACTTGGTGATGCTTGAGTCCCTTTTAAGTCAAATAATTCATCCATTATTGGAGCTAAATGTTGTAAATCACCAATATTATTCTCTGGTATTACTCCTTCAATAGCTGGCGAAGCATTAACTTTACCTCCATATTGAACAGTTACTTTTGAAGTAGTTGTTTTTAACGGATTAGAGTTCATTTGATCTATAAATGCTTTTCTAATAGGAAAGTCTTGTCTTGCCCAAGCTGCCTCGTATCCTGAATTTTGCCCTTCAAGTCTAGCTGATAAAAATGCACTTCTTTCGTCAAGTTCAGTATCGCCGTCTTTTTTATCTATAATTACTTTTAAAGGAAGATGATTATATACATTTGCATTTATGATTCCTTTATTAAAATCATCTATTGCTTGTTTAACTAATTGAGGTTGCTTTGCTCCTGCGTAAACTACTGTGCCTGATTGAATAGTTACCGGAGTTCCTATTTTATTTTTACCATTTAACATCCAATCATTGTAGTTTTTATTGCCGGTAGCGCCATAAATGCTAGTATTTTCTGATGCTTCTGACATTTTTTTCTTGGCAATATCACTTTGTTTAACCATTGCTCCATGAATATCAACTTCTTCTACAGCAAGTTCATCTTCTAAATTTTTTCCTACTGGAATTATATTTGCATCAGGAACTGCTGTTGGGTTATTTATAGCAGAAGCCTGCCCTTCTTTAGTAAGAGTTGATTTATGCTCATCTTGTTTAGCTTTTGCAGCACTATTTTTTTCTTCTATAGCTATCTCATCAATTCTTTTGTCTACCAACGCGTGTAATTCTGCTTTCTTTTCTTTAGAAGTTTTTACGTCTTCGTCAATATTAGCCTTGGCTTGCATTGCTTGTTCTACTGATTTTAAACTTTTAACTCTATTTCTCATTTGAACCATTCTTAATTCAGCTTGATAAGATTTAGATTGAAGTTTTATATTCTCTTTTTGCATTAAGTTTATAGCGTCAGTAAGCAAAGTATGTTCAGTAGCTTTCATGATTAAATCCTCAGAAGATTGCTCATATCCAGCTCCAATTAACTTGTCACTATCTTTTTCATCCTTTGTTCTTGGATCGTTTGAATTAAGTTCAACCATTTTAAGATTCAACTTGTCAATCATCTTTTTATTTTTATCTATTAAAGCTTGCCTGTTTTCTATTTGATATTTTGATTCAGTATTTTTCATAGCAGATTCATGAATCTCATTTGCTTTTTTAAGAGCAACTAAATTACCTTTTGTTGAAAACCTTTCTTGATAATGATTAGTTAGTTTGTCAGCGTTAGGAACAGAATCTTTTATGTTTTGAATCTCTTTGGTAACTTCTTTTGTTCTATTGTCGAATGATTTTACATAATGATCATTTGAAGCCATTTTAGCTGCAATATTACTATCATACTTGTTAGAGTGTTTAAGATAACTTTCTCTTATGCTATAAGCTTGGGATATCAAGCTAGGGACATATTTTTTAAATAATTCAGGATCTAATTCAATTCCTAAGTTTTTTTCAAATCCAGCTTGCTCAGCTTGAGACATTTTTGACATTCCTTGCAAAGACTCAATATATTCAGCAAACTTTCCATTATCAATAGCGTCTACCGCCATGTGTACTCCTGAACCATCAATTGCAGCTTGTCTTTTTACTGGATCTCCAGATTGGTCAGCTTTAGCAATTTCATTTTGCATTAACTGAAATGAAGCTCCACGTCTAGTAATATAGTCTCCTTGTATTGTAGCGTAATTTGCCTCTGCATTTTTTCTTTCTGTAGATTTAAACAGTTCAGATGTGCCTTTACCTGCAGCTTGAAAAATATTTCCGCCTAATCCTCCCCAGAAGGCAGAAGTAAGCATTTCTTCGTCTCCAATTTTAGAACTCGTTTTTTTATCATATTCTTTTTCAGTAATCAATCCCGCTTTTAAATCAGAAAGTAATTTACCTCTCTCGGCAACATAATATTGGTAAGACTCTTCGGCGCCCTCTGACGCAAATGTACCTGCGCCGGCCATTAATGCTCCTTTTATTCCTGGTTTAACTCCGCTTGCTGTTATTTCAGCAATCTTAGACTCCATTTTCATAGAAACAGGATTAAACACTTTACCTAACGCTAGGTATTGAGGTATGTCTTGAAGTAACATAGCCCAGTCAGATCTATAAGTTGACGACGCTCCTTCCGATGCAAGCTGAGTAGCTTCTTCTTCTGTGAAATACTCTTTAGTTTTAGGATTAATTCTAGATTGAAGAGATGCTTTTTGTTCGTTAAATACTCCTGAAGCTTCCATTGAATTTTCTATATGTCTTGAAACTATTGCTTGAGTTATACCCTCAGCCATCCATGTTTCATACTTACCCATTTTAGAAGCTATATCTAAAGACTTACTTATTATGCCGGCTCCTTTTGATGCAGCCTTTCCTAACATTCCTAAAGCCTTAGTAGCGGCTCCAGAAGGAATAAGCATAGATAGTGATGAGGCGACAGAAACTCCGTTACTAAACCACCATCCAGAATCTCCCATACCAGAATCCTTTACTTGATGTATTGCCATATTTTCTTGAGCGAATTCACGAGTATCTTTTCCAAGTTCAGTCATCCAGTTTCCCCAGTCTTGCTCTGTTCCTCCAAGATAATCTATAGCACTTCCTATTTCTCCAATATAACCGAGTCCTTCTATAGTTCCTCCAATAACTTCTCCAACAACAGCTTGTCCAACCATGTTTCTTGCTTGCTCAAACCATCCTTGTTGATTAGCCCTGTCTTCATTTAGAGCTTCAACTCCTCCTGGTCCAAGAACTACATTTCCCCTATTGTAATCTGTTTTGTAATCTTCAACGTCAACTCCTACGTGGTAATTTACATCTCTTTTACCTAAGCTTTTTCTATCAATTCCACCAGGAGCAACGTCGTACTCCTGTGGCTTTAATTTTGGCGCTTTTGCTGGCGGATCTATTTTTGGTCCTTTATCAATTGTCTTAACTGATTCTTCGGAACTAACTATGTTGAAATCTTTTTCTTCTGCCATTTTTTTATTTATTATCGTTGATAAGCATCTAATATATCTATAACCGCATCGACTCCTCCGGCAGGAAGGCCTTTACTTTTAACGACGTCTTTTCCGCCACTTTTATTGTATCTATCTTTGTCTATCTTATAAACTACAAAAGACTCTGATCCTTCATCTTCTTTTCTTATTTTTTCAACATAAAGTAATTGACCGTCTTTTGTTTCTTGATTAGGTATTACTCCATGAGAGAATGATTGTTGATGAATTCCCATTCCGCCTACATCTCCAGCATAATATGAATTTTTAATCATTCTATCTCCGTCGTTTTTATAAGCTCCAGAATTAACTAACGACTGCCCTACTTGTCTTTGAAGTATTTTTCCTTGCTCACCTCTTGTTATTGCTCTTGCAGCAAGGAATGTACCATCCTTATCTTTAGCCACTAAAGTTTCAATTGGGTTTCCAGCTAAGTCATATCCGTTAGTTGGCATTACATAATATTTAGTTCCTTTTGGCTGAGCATCTCTAAATTCATCTAGTGATGCTCCTGAGTTAGCTTCTTTCCATCCTTGACCTCCCCTAGCATTAAATGAATCTGTAAGTGCTTTTTGAGCCGCTCCGGTGACACTAGCGTATTTACCAGTAGATGATCCATCAAATGTTTGATAACTTGCTGCAGCAGGATTATCTTTAAGATAATTTTTAGCTTTCTTTTCGTAAGAATCAGTTTTGTCAAGATATTCTCCGTAAGCCTTATTAACATTTCCATTTTTAGGGAACAATAGCCCTTTATTTAACATGACTAATTTTTTAACTTCAAACTTATAAGCACTTTCGTTAGGAATAACCATCATTGAAAGTTTTGTTCTTTGGTCATCAGTAAGTCCTAATTTTTTCTCCTGAATTTTTCTATAATCTCTTTGAACTAATTCTCCACTAAAAAAACCTCTAAGTTTTTCCCCAAATGAAGGTGCATTTTTAATCATATTGTCTATTTTAGTATCAATACTAGCTCCTTCTGCTACTCTTCTTCTATCTATATTATTCATTCCAGCATTAGATCTTTCGTATATTGCATTAAGATTAGATGATAGATTTTGATACTTAATACCAGCTTGTTGATTTGCATTGTTTAATCTGTTCCATTCGTCATCAGTTCTAGGGTCAATTCCTTTTCCTTTTAAAACTTCTGCTTTTTTTCTTAATTGATATGAAGTTGAATCTACTTCTCCTTTTGCTATTCCTAAATTAGATTTTAAATCTTCATATTTAACTGGAGGAATATCAAGAAGTCCTGAATCTGCAGCAATCACCATATCATTTGCAGCTTTTTCATCTAAACCTCTATTCATCATCGCTATTCCAACATGATCTGTAACCATTGTGTATTTAGCGTCTTCTTTTCTGTAAGCTGCGCCTGTGGCTGCTCCAAGTAGTTGCGCTCCAAAATAAGATTTAGGAACAAATACTTCTTTACTAACACCATCTTTTTTAACAATTTGGTATTCACCAATGTTTGTTGGATCTTTTTCTCCAGAAAATGCAGATGATTGTTTTAATGATGCCTGTAATTTATGGTCATATTGAGCTTGAAGAGCTAATGCTTTAATTATCTTTGAGGCATCTTTATGTTCTACAGTTCCACTTTTCCATGCAGTTTCGAATTGAGCAACAGTTCCATACTTTTGAAGCATAATTGGATCTGTATCTGCGGCTACCTTTGCAATATTATCGTTAATCCATTTATTAGTATCTACATAATCCTCAAGCTCTTTACCAGAAAATGAATTAAATTTTCCTTCTCCAGCGTCCGTTCCTTTGAATGATGATACTTGTGCTTGAGCCCATTTCTTAGCTTCTGAAGGAGACCATCCGGCCTGTCTTTCTTTCTTTTCAGTAAGGTCTTTAACAAATGCTGAAGCTGAAGAATAGTTTGCTTGAGCATTACCTATTAATCCTTGTTGTCCGAATTCTTTTTCTTTAGCTCTCTTCAACTCATTAAGTTTAGCCATTGTGTTTCTATCAACACCTCTATCTAGTAAAGTAGCAGTTATTTTATTAGCTTCGCCTCTTAAGCTTTCTAATCTTCCCGTAACAGCTTCTCTGTCTTGCTCTAAACTAGACGCTTGTAGCGCAGCGTATTCATTAGCTGCGCTTTGCGCTTCATCATGTTGCTTTTGCTTAGCCATCGGGATCATCATTATAGTCTGTAAATCCAGAGGTTTAAATGACCCAGTGCTCATTGATGTATATCTATTCATTATCTATATTTTAGAAGATTTTATTGTCTTGACTACAAAAGTAATTATAAAATTAGTATTATACGTGTTTTTATATATCACTTTGTTATTATTATACAAAATAACCAACGAGTTAAGCTAAGCTAGTCTCGTTGGTTAAATTTAATTTTATGTAGATTATTTTGATTTTTCTTTATCTACTTGATCTTTTAACTTTTTGTATCTACCTTTCCAGTCATAGTCAGCGCCCATTAATTCAGGGAATTTCTTATACAACTCTTCTTGACCAATTGAACCAAGATCTGAAGCTACAGCTGTTTGTAATCTACTTTTTTCTGTATCATATGCTCCTTTATTTCTAGCTCTAATGTCTTGAGCCAAAGTTTGTTGTTGCAAATTGGTAGTATCTACGCCAAGATTAAACGATTGTTCTTGAAAATTTTCTCTAGCGTTAGCTTCTTGGCTTTTCATGAAAGCGTCGCTTAAAGCTTTTGTAGCGTTTAATTGAGTTCCAAGTAAATTAGCTCTAGCCGCACTTCCAGAACCTTCAGATGATGACAATATAGCCTCCCTGTTTCCTGCAGTTTCTTCTCTAATCAAATTAACTAACCCTTTTTCGTCTACTACATTTTTTTTATATCTAGTATTTAATTCTGGAGTAGTTTCTTGTTCTGGCTTTTTAAGTTTTGCTAACTGAATAACGTTTCCAAGGGCCGGAGCATATCTTAATGCGTCTTTGTTGTCAAGAATTGCGTCTTTAACTTTATTAAAAGTTGACTTAGGTTTTTTAGCTTCTTGCTCATTGTAATATTCTTCAAACTTATCCTGAACTCCTGTTACATCTGGAGATTCTTTTTTTATTAAACTCATTAAATCAGCGTCCATTTCTCTAGACACACTAGGCTTTATGAATTTACCATCGTTTCCGTATCCTACAGTTTTTACTTTATCTACTTGTTTATTCTCCGGCTTGTGTATGTGTCCTATTTTACCTCCTTTGTGAAATTGGTTTAATTCTCCTCCCATATCAAATTTATTTGTGTCTAAATATTTATTATAAGCTTTTTCATTTTGAAGATCTCTTGCATCTTGTTCCATTAAATTAGCATAGTTTTTGTCTCCAGGATTATATTGCCTTCTATATTTTTGAGTGTTTCCTGCCGCCTTCATATCGTCAGCTAAGAAATCAAGACTATTCTTTTTGCCAACTGACGGTCCGGATCTGAGTTTTTTATTATAATCCTCTACAGATTTTGGATTCTTTCTAATATATTCGTCTAATAGCTTTTTGTCAGATATTTGATAGTATTGACCATGAAAGTCTTTTGTTGTTTTAACTCCTGGAGCTTTTAAATCTGCAAAATGTCTTAAAGGTTCTGATCCAACATATTTGTCTGTTCCTTTGTAATTGTTTGACATTGAAAGAAGGTCTATTGTAGACCCCATCTTCTTTACTTCTTTCCCATAATTCATTCCCTTGCCATACTGTCCGCCATAATTTGACTCTCTATTTATTGTAGCTCCAAGATCTCCTCTTTTAAGACCACTTCTTTTTTCAGCAGCTTCAACTGCATCAAGTAATGCAGTATCAATTTCAGCAAGTTTATTTCTACCTCCTGTTAATTTTACATATTTTCCACTTGGCATTATTTGATTGTTTTTAGAAATTGAATCTAATTTAGCCATTCTGAAATCTTTATATTGCTTATCTAAAGCATCATAGTTCATAGCAGGAACAACTTTTTTATTAGGAACTCTTGATGAGGCCATTAATGTTTCTGCTACACTTTTTGGTTTTGGACCAAACGGACCGTCTTCTCCTCCAAAAGCAAATTGGTTGTCATTAACCGCGGCATCTGCATAGGTTGCGTTTCTGTTTGCTATAGCGGCGTCTTTTTGTTGTTTCTTTGCTCCAAAAAACCCCGCAGCTCCTCCAATTACTGCTCCAGCTGCCGCTCCCCAAGGACCTAATACCATTCCTGCCGAAGCTCCTTTAGCCGCTCCTGCAACAGCAGCATTTCCTGCTTTCTTTTTTTCTACATGTACTCTTCCTGAAGTATCTACACCTGTCGGACCTAAGGCCTCTTGTCCAAGTTCTATTGCTGTGACTCCCATTTGAGCATACCCTACAGCTCCTGGCTTTCCAATTCCAGATGTAGTTGATTCTGTTGACGCAGGTTCTGTAGTGTCACTTCCTGCAAATTGAGTAGTACTTTGTTGTGACTGACTGTCAGTTGGAGCTAATTGTGGCCCAGTTACTTGCCCGGGATTTGTTGTGAAATATGGATTGTTATTTTTATAATAATCTTCATCTCCTCCTAAAGCCATTTGATTATCTTCATTTTCTTTACTAAAGCTACTTCCTGTGTTTGCTATTGACATTATAGAAGCTCCTATTGGCACATTATTTGCGCCAATTGTTGGGGCGAATCTTTGCTCTGCAGTTTCTGGCATTGCATGTATGTCTGGCTCTTCAGCCCCTCCAAAGGCAAATTGTTCTTGTTCTGGATCATATTCTTGATCAGTTTCCTGTTCAGGCTGCTTATCTTCCATTTGCATAGACTCTGGATCTTCCGCACGCATATCTCCATTTTGAGTAGTACTTTTGGCTTCCTCTTTTGCTTCATGTTGTTCTTTCACATGCTCTTGCATTTGCTTAAGCCTATCAAGCATTTCTTTTTCAGTATTTATTGATTCAGGATCAGTTCTTTCTTTGAATTTAGCTTGAATCTTTTTGCTAGCATCGGCGAAGCTAAGCCCATCAATGTAGTTAGGAAGATTGAATTGTTTTAACATTGCGTTCATATCTTATTTTTTATTTTTTTTTGTTTTTAATATTTCTTCTCTAGAAGCAGCAAGGTCTTTTCCGGTTAACAAATCCAATCCTGCATCAATTTTAGGAAGTTTTCCTAATGAATATTCTATAAAATCAACTACGTTTTTATTTCTTGTAAGTCTAGAAGTTCCTGATTTAATCGCCGGAGCAGCTCCTTTGGCAGGATTAAATGTTCCAACTGTATTTAAAATTGCGCCCATCATATCTCCTTTTCCTAAACTTTCCATTGCATCTACGCCAGATTTAAACCTTCTTGCGGGATTAACAACTCCTACTACTTCATCATAAGCATTTGTATTTTCTGCTTTTTGAAAATTATTAGGAAGATCTTCTCCTCTTGCTTTGTATCCAAATGCAGTAAAAGGATGGGTTAAAGTTCCCATTGCTTTATCTATCCAATCTACTTCTTTATACTCTTTTATTTGCCCTTGATCTCTTAATTTTGATTTAGGCTTCTTTGGTTGTTCCATTTAGTTATTTTAAGTAACGTTATAGTTTTCTTTATTGTCGTTTAAAGCTATATTATTCATCAACCAAATCAAATCTTTTTCTGAATAGTTTCTAAGTAATCTATCTTTAATGAAATTACTTTTTAACTTTTTCAAGTGTTGTTTAGTAAATTCTTCTTTTCTAGCGTCGTAAATTCCTTCTTCATTTAATAAAAATCTCAACGCATTCAAGTCAGCTTTATTTTCTTCAGGCTTTAAGTTATGAGAAGCTGGGTTTTTCATCACTCTTTGTTTTATTTTAGGTAATTCAGATGGCAGCGTAACATCATCTGGGTCGTTATATACCTTTTGTCTATCAAACAACGAATCAAAGTCTTTTTTGTTTAATCCAACTCCCGATAACTCAGAATGAGCGTACTCATGAGCTTTAGTTCCTTCTTTAGATAAAAAAACTTTTCTTTTTCTATCTTCTTTCTGGTCTATAACTAATGTGTTTTCTTTTGGATGGTATTGGCTCCCTGTATAAGAATATGGAGTTGATGTAATTTTATTAAAGATTTGCTTCATTAACCCTGGAGGCCCATCTTGTTCAACAACATTTGAATCCTCAACTCTTTCTGACCTATATTTAACCACTTCATCAGGCATTGGATATCCAGAGCGTTTCAATTTCTCTTTATATTTTGGAGAATTTATATACTCTTCAGTGAACTCTCTTGATCCTTGTTTACTTTTTTTTTTAAATTCTTCTCCTGTAATAGTAGATTCATTTCTTGCGTTTTTAGCATCTTGAAATAATCCGGTTGTGTCTATTCTATTACTGAATATGTACCCACCTTCGTCAAAGTTATATCTAGTCTCTCCTTCCTCTACTGAATTTCTTTTTCCATTTGGTCCAATTCCCAAAGGAATTCCTCCGAGAGAATTTTGTTCGTGAGTTCCACCTCCTTTAAATTCTGTAAGCCTATTTTCATTGTTTGACGTTGAATCTTCTCCTCCGTATGAAAGATGATTTTCTTGTTCTGAATTAATCATTCCTTCTTTTTCAATAAGAGAGTCGTTACTTAGTTGACTTGTATTGATCTCTTCATCGAAGTCATAATCATCTCTCCATGTCTTTCCGTCAAGTCTCTCTCCTTCAAGTTCTTCTTGAAGTTGCTTATTGTAAGCGTATTCTCTTTTACTAACCTCCTCTAATTCAGGATGCTTGTCTCTTAAGTCCCTATACAAAAAATCCCGGGGTTGAATTTCTTCTGCCCCAGGTTTATTTATTTCAGGATTATCTAAATAATTTATCATCTCTATATTTTTTATAATACAAATGTATTAAGTTTTATTGATAATCTTGCTATTAACTATAACAACAAATTAGTATTCTGTATAAGAAAGCGTTACGTCATGAGCTATCATTTTTTTTCCATTATTATTGTTTAATGTTAATTTTATGTAACTCCATGGATTTCTTATCCTATCTCTAGTTTTTAAAGAACCATTCATTGACCTAGGGAACGTTATATTCCAACTTCTAAATCTCCTCTTAAGATTTGATCTTAAAACTAAATTAACGTCTCCAGTGTCTTGATATTCATTCCAAATTCTTATAGAAGAGAAAGTGTTGTTTGGCAAATCTATTCCATTAGCATCAGTCATTTCCATTTTATATTCTGCATTATTAAAGACTACGTCTTTATCGACACCTGGAGCGGCAAGAAAAGTTATTGAAGAATCATAATTCGCTCCATAAAATTGATTTCTTAATCCACTAAAATGTTGCCATCCTGCGTTTCTACCCGGATTAGTAGTTATCATTCTTTGACCTTTATTTATATATATCGCTGGCTTGTAATCGTAAAAACTTGTAAACGCCTTTTTACTTTCATTATAAGCTATTGTATATGAAGATGAAGATTGTAAGAACGTCATGTATATTTCATTGTCAATATTATTATATCCAACAGAAACGCCTCTTCCAATTAGAGGATTATCTTGCGAAAGATCTTCTAATTTTGTATTGTTTGTCATAAAACTGTGCAATCCAGCTGCTTCAGACAAACTAACCACTCCTTGTCCAACTTGTCCTATTGACCTATTTATGACATCGTAATAGTAAATCCCATTAGAAGTAGGAACTACAGACCATTTGTTTTTTGTTCCAGATTCAGTTGAAAGATATGTATGGTTATTTAATACAGATCCTGTTCCTATTTGTATAGACAATCCATCGCTTGCGGTAGTTTGAACTCTTGGTTCAATCGAAACCTTTGCGATAGCTGTATCTTGAAATGTAAATATTTCATCTTCCAATTTAGCAACTCCATTTATTGGTCCGTATCTTCCATCAAGAGTTCTGGTTTCATTTTCTAAAAAATTCGTCCAGTTGTCTATAAATTCTCCAGCAATCTTTTTACTTGAAGAAATTATTTTTGTATCAAATTCATTTACAGCTTTAAATTTAAATCCGGTGCCGGTAGTTTGAACTAATGTAGGTTCTTGAGAATAAACCCTATTGTAATTATGATATTCAATTTCTTTTGGTTGATACCTATTATCCCAATCATTTACCGATATATCATTTCTTTGTTTAAGATTTACAGTAGTTTCTACCGGTATTGATATAATTTCTGTAACTTGAAGATAATCTTGATTTGACAATTCTGTATTTGTCTTTGTCATTTTTGCAAAATTAAAATCTCCAACAAACGTATCTCCCGGAGAATCTATCACTGTTATATTGTCTTCTATTTTTGAATAAGGACCTATTCCCATATAACTACTTCTTGACTTAGCTTCCATACTATTACCTCCATATATACCTCCAAGATAAGCATGGTTTGTATCGTGAGTAAAGTCAACTAACATTCCTGAATTAGAACCGGTTCCTAATTGATAGACTGGACCTAGTTGACCTGCTCCTCCTGTAACTTCATGAAATTTAGCATCTGTAAATATTTTCTCTAAAGATCTTCTAGATGTTATTGGAGTTGAAGATGCATTATCTCCTTCCATTATTGTCACGCATTTTGCACCAAAAGTATTTGTTCCTAGCACCTGACAATCTGCATTGTTATTAGTAGCATCTTCATTCCAATTATCTATAAGCATTGCTCTCAGAGAATTTGCATATCTAAATAAAGAATTCCCATTATATGCTTTTGATTCTTGACCTATAGATGTTAATTCTGGAGTACCATAAATGTCTGCAGTTTTTACACCGCTGGTAGGAACAGGAATAAATCCATTTTTAAACTCTCTAAAAAACTGAAATACTCCAGTTGCGTGATCAGAGTTAGTTGGTCCAAATATACTATGATCCGCTAATCCTCCGGCGCTTCCTGATATTGTAACTACAGTTACTGCTGGAGAAGAAGAAGTAAATCCATTTGTAAATTTCGCTTCAGTTTCATTTATTTTAGACACAGGATTATATTCAGACATCCAGTTATTTTTTCTACTTTCTTGTTGTATTCCTACAATCCTAAGCATTGTTGATGCATTAAATACAGGGTCGCCAAATGTTACCTCAGGAGAAAATACTTGCATCATTTTATTGAATTGAATATTTTGAGCTCTCCATTGGTCAGTAGGCGCAGCCTTAAAACCTTCTCTTGTCAGTCCATTTCCTAGGGCAGAGTTATTTGAATAAGAATCAGAAGCTAACTCATGATAATCAGTAGCTCCAATAAAAGGAACTTGTTGCTGAATTAATGGTCTTTGCAAAGAAGGCATCTTCAAAGAGTCAGAGTCGTTAGATAAGTTTGCTAATATAGTTTTATTTGTTTCTTTTCCTGTTTTTTTAAGATTTGCAATCATTGAGTTAATCAATCCTTGACAAATTATAGTTTTATCACCTTCTGTACGATTGGATCTTAATATTCTATATCCAATTGGTTTCTCGTCATTATCAGGAAGTGAAGACAACCACGTATAAAATTCAGGTTTCATTAAAGCTACTATGTTATTTCCTAATCCATTTAAGTTTCCATCGGGAGCTTTTATGTCAGCTATCCATTTAGGAAAACTGTATTGCCCTTTTTTATTATAAAATTCAATTGCGAATCTATATATCTCTCTACTTTTTAACAACTTCTTAGAAGCCAAGTCTTCAATTGGAACCGGTCCGTTACTATGGTCAATGTATAACTTTATGTATTTTCCTTCCGCTCCATAAGTTGATCCGTTTTTTACATACTTATAAATATTGTAATCTCTATTTATTGAATCATGCTTAAGGTCTAATGCATAAGTTGTCGTATTAATTGTAATGATATTTGCTGGAGTGTTAGTCGTAACTCCTCCGGCTCCATCGGAAACAACATCGCTCCATACTTGAACTTGTCCTGATGAATTATGAGCATATGCTCTCATGTCAATATCAAGATCAAACTTAAGCTCTTTTACGTTAAATAAAAACAGTCTTAAATTTTTAGATTCAATATGTTTTGGTATAGATACATTACTTCCAAGAAATAAAAATTCAGCTAATGATACAGATTGAACTGATATTCCAGGATCACTAAATTGAGTTTCTGAATAATTACTTATTAATCCGTCCAAAACTACAGATATAGATGGAGATTGATTGTATGATGTATACTTTATTGCGTATATTTTTATGTGAGTATAATTAGTATCTAGTTCTTTTATACTTATAGTAGGCATTGACGCAACAACTTCATTTAAATCTCCTCCACCTGTAGACTTACCAAGTTCTATCATTTCCGATAATGGAGATATTGCTGTTTGAGATCCGTTTATTCTATATAAATTATACGCGTATTGAACAACTCCGGCAGTGTGACTTCCTCCAGAATTTAAAGAAACAAGAGTAGGTTGTGACGTATTAAACTTACCAACAGAGTCTACAACTGAAACACTCATATCTATTAACTCTTCAAGATCTTTGTTTGCTATTGATTGTTTTAAATTTATAAATCTTAATTGACTTCTTCCGTCTACCCAATATACTTTTTCTATAATTGAATTTTCATAATTATAAATAGCTTGTATTGGATGATTAGAAGAGAATTGCATATCTCTCATATACTTAAGTCTAACAACTATTGGTAGATTCGTTGATATATTTTCAACTTCCCAAATACAATCAAATCCTGCATTGTCAGTAGTAAATAATATTACGTTGTCTCTAGAGTATGCTTTTCCTATAATAACTTGAGTTCCAGAAACTTTTGCAGTTTGATCAGGATTTGTGTATGTTAATTCTATTTCTGAACGAGGTATAACTGTTCCCGGAGTTATGTAAGGAAGGCTTAAAGCTATATTATCAATACCGGTATAATTTATTCTTCTGTTTGCTAAATCTATTGCCGGTATAGGTATTGTGAATAATAGCGAATTTCCATGTTCATTTGTAACTGAAAATGTACTCTGTTGATCTGTCGCTATAATACGTATATTCTTTGCGTCAAAATACATTTGTCCAGGGAATTTACTTTTAGATAAATCCTTTACCATTCCTTCTGGGCTTAATTTTAATTGCTTCATCATAGTATTAATGTATTTTCATAAATTCTCTTGATCCTAAATACTTCATTCTTTCATTGAATTGATTTGTATTAGGTAATATTTGTCGTATGCTATTTGTGAACGCTTCCATTTCGGCTTCATCTGGCATGATTAAATCAGACTGAGCTTGACCAACGTTAAAGCAATAATCTACTTCTGCTTTATTTAATTTTCTATCAGATACCTTATCCATATCGTTTAGAATATCAAACCATTTATATTTTATATAACTTTCTATACACCGAATTAGTTTGATGTTATCAGGTATCATTGGATAACAGTCTTCGTCAATGGCAATAGCTTTATATGCTATTGCTAATTCTCCACTTTCCATGTTTGTGTTTATCTTTGAATTGGACAAACTGTATGTAATTGAAGAGTTATTAGTTTCTGACAATTCTACTTTATCATAATGATCATGTATAATATCAGTTCCTTTGTTTAACGGAACCAAAGTCCCTCCTTTATTGTAGTAAACCTGTTCTGTATAAATCAAATCAATTGGCAAGTCTCCTTTGAATTGTTTTATAGTTATTTTTTCCATTTTAGTAGCATAGATTGGAGGCATGTTTACCAGCCTAAGGCATTCAACAGTTTTATCTATAATAAACTCAAAGTTAATATCTTTCATTATAGGATTCATCATTAATCTATCGGCGATAGATTTAACGGAAATAAAGTGTCCTGATATCATAATTAGTATTCGTTTACAAAAGCATCTATCTTTCCTTTAAATATGGATTGAGATAGATCTCTTTTAAGTTGTCTGTTAAATTTTATTGTGTATAAGCTCTTATTTTTAAAGTCAGCTTTAGACTTAAGATAAGTTATTTTAAATGTATGACTGTCAGTATGTTCATTAGTGAATCTGATTTTAATCTTTTTCTCTTCTGCTACTTTATTTTCTAGCCAAAGCTTTCTTGTTTCTTTCCAGTTAACCGGTAAATTATTTACTATATTTCCGTTAGCATCTATTTTTACTTCAGTTTTTGACTTACGCAATTCAGCTCTTCCCATTTTTTTTGGAAATAAAATGTCTTTTCCTTTCATCGAAAGTCCATCTCGCAAAAAAGCGTTATACTCTTTAATAATCTCTCCGTAGACTTTCCTGCTGATTTTAGAGTTTTTGTTTTTTAATTTAAACTCTCTATAATAATCATTTACTCCGTAATCAGCAGTTGCTCTATGTATTCTATTTTTCTTCTCTATCGTCTGTTGAATCATTTTTATCGTCATTAGGTGTTTGCAAAGTTACAACTAAATCTTTACGAATCAAAGATACTATGTCGTCAATCATGTAACCTTCTATTGGATATTCATTTTCGAGATCATCACATACTGATAAGCAAGACATTTCGTTAGCTTTGGTAGGTGATTCAAATACACCTCTTGCTATTACTTTGCTCATCATCATAAAGTTTGTTCTCTTTGAATAAAAATAAATTCTACCATCTGTGTTTATTGCAGTATAGATCTGATTGTTTAGATACTTATTGTGACCTAAAAATGGAAATCTTTCCATTGATACAGAATTAAATCCTGTTGAAAAATTATCTATACTTCTTACAGTTATAAGATCTTCTCTTCCTGAAATATTTATTACTGTAGGTATAATTTGCTTAGTTCTAAGTATATGACCTAGTAATGGAGATCCGGTTATGGCATCTACAACTTCTAAATCAAGACAAATTTCCGATAGACACGCTACCGGAATTGACTTTGTTACATTACTGAATGTTTGCTTTATTAGCACCATTCTTTTTACGTCTATAAGATGTGAAATATATTCATTAGTAAAGATGTCGTCATCAGTGCTAATTTGAAGTTTTTCCTTTACATCATAAATTACTTCTAGTTTAGTCATTTTTGTATAATTTGTTATTAAAAAATAATCCGTCATTATAAGGAATGGCTGTAACTCTAGATATATTGTCTTTACCTAAATTAATTACAGCAAGTCCATTAGTCCACGCTTCTTTTTGAAATCCTGACATATAATTAAATACAGGTGCTGTTCTGTCTCCTCCAAATCCGCAGTTGTATGACGATAATCCTCCTTCAAGATGAGTATTGAATCTGTGAGTATGAAAGAAAACTACATTTCTTCTAAGAGTTGTCAAGTGTTTATGCGCAGAGTGAGTTGTACACCACATTCCGTGCATTATCTCAGTATCTCCAATTATTACTTTTGCATTTCTCCAGTCTTTTTGAAAGTTGTAACCTCTTTTTTCGAAACATGAATGATACGGACTCATTGATGATTGGTGTCCTAATTTTGAGTTGTCAGATTGTTTTGTGTATTGTAAATACCAGTCTTCGTGATTGCCATAGAAATACTCCTTTTCTACCTTTCTCGTTCCAATAGCATCGTCAATTTGGTCCAAGTATTCATTTGCCTCTTTATATTCTCTAGCTAGATCATAACCTAGAACCGGCATTAATCCTTTAGCATGCCTTGAGATTGATGACATATCTAAAATATCTCCAGCTAAAACAATTCCTTTTAAATCAGGACAGTCTTTTATTAATTTAATAACTGAAGCAAAAAAATCATTATTAACCCATGGCAAATGCAAACATCCTAACACAATATAATTACCTTCTTTATATTCTTTCTTTACGTACTCTGGTGTCGCTGGAGAATTTTTTGCCTGGTTTACTAAATCAAGAGCCTTGTCGTATTCTCCTCTTTTCATTAATTCAGATAATTTGTCAATTCCTTTTGTTGACTCTTCTAGTCTTAATTCTTTAAGCGCAACAGCGCAGTCATTTACATTTTCAATACCTAAAGCTTTAGCCAATGCGTATTTTCCAAACTTTTTATAACCTGGCTTTTGTTTTAGAAACAATTTAATCTCTCTCTTATCCATATATAAATTTTTTTATGTTGCAAAATTAGGGATATGTTTTTAATTTCAACATATCCCTATAATAATCTAATTGTTAGAAGCGTCTTTTTAAATTTAAATAACTTAACAGCAATTCTTCTATGTAGATCATTTCTTCTCCCCATAAAGAAAATTCCTCTTCTGTTAATTGATAATTTCCATTTGCTAAAACACCTCCTGACTCATCTTGAACTTCGTAGTATGTTGAACATGTTATTGAATTTGTTTCGAATGGTAAAATTCTAACTAGTAATTGAACTCCGTCTTTTAAAGGCAAGCCTAATTTAATTGCTTCTATTTGTATCATGTTTTTATTTTTTTTAATTATTTAATTAACGAGAGACCCAGTTTGTTCCGTTGTGCCACACCGGCGCTACTACTGAACCTCCTCCTACTAAAACCCCTAGATATGTTGGTGCCGTAGCATCTGTAACTATTGCCTTATCATTTAAAACTCCACTAGGAAGAGTACTTACTGTATAGGTTGAATTTGGAGTAACATCTATAGTATAAACGCCATCTACTAATGGAGCAGGAAACCTTAATGTTGATACAGAAAACGGACCGTCTATCTCTATATGTGTTGAATGACCCGTTAAAATATTTGATGTATTGATACCTATATTTCCCTGAAAAACACCATAATCACTAGTAAGATTAGATATTGAGTTGTAACTACCTATATTTATATTTTCAGTGGATATGTTTAAAATAGAATAATCAGTTCCGTTAGAACAACTTATTTCACTTGAATATCCTCCTAAACCATCATCTACGAGTAAATTTAAAGTAGAACTACCTTTAAGTACCGTATTACCTGCATCTATAATTTTTTCCAAATCAATAGCATCAAGATCATCCGTGGTAGCTATTATATAATTACCATCAATTTTACTGGATGGAAATGCAAATTGCAAATCAGCTGATGTAATACTTCCATCTGCATAAGATATAGATATTTTTCTACCCACTGTAGGTTCTGTAGTAAGTATAGATTCGCTAGAATATTCAGTGGATGATAAACTTGGTTGATATAACGTAATAGACCCAGATGCTACATTATCATTTAGGTCTTGTTCCATTACCTGTTTTAATGTAGGAATATCATCTGTAGTAGCTAAAGTATAAGTCCCTGACGTTGAAGGAGTAGGAAAATTAACAATTACGGCATCTGCTAAAGGAGTTCCGAGAACTACTTTTTGTTGATTTACACCTGCATTTGTTTCAAAAAAAGTTTCATATGGTCTTGCCGTAATTACAGCATAATCTCCAGAAACGTCATCATCAGCTCTTAGATATGTTTCATCGTTGTCAATCTTTAAAGACGCAGACCTTTCAAGCGTTCCTGATTTTAATCGTATTGTTCTATCATTTTCGTCTCCTGACAAAATATCTACAAAACTATTACCTCCGTCAACTTCGGCATAACTACCAACGTTAATAACTTTCTGTAAGTCAAAAGAACTATTTAAATATTCTTTTGTTATCAATATTTTTCCAGTAACATCTGCGTTAATTAAATCTGGCGTCAAGCTAGGCGCTTCTACTGAACCGTTTAATCTAACTTTAAAAGCGTCACTTCTAGTAAGTACTGTATAAGTATTGTCTGCGTTTTGAATAGTTCCATTACCTACCGTAAATAAAGCTTTAGTAGGTACAGTATTAAAATCTAAAATAGATTCTGAAATAATATTAGCGGCCTGTCCTACTACAGTAGCATTCATAGAAGTTACATTGTGGCCAATTCCTGTTAAAAAATTAGTATAACCTCTATCATACATATTGTAACCAGAGTTAAAACTTCCTATTCCTCCATTATCAATAAGGTATCCAAAAGAAGATGCCCCGTATCCATTAGAACTCACTCTATTACCCATTGCAAAAGAGTAAGAGGCTATGGCACCATAAGGAGTCCCTGCAGAAGGCGTAAAAGCATAACTTACATCAAAAGACCTGTTTCCTGGAGTCCCATAATTAGCTGCAGTTCTTCCTCTAAGAAATACCCCTGTTCCTGTTTTGTCTAAAGGGATATCGTCAAGAGTGGAAATAGTATAAGTTCCAGCTATTGTTTTTGCCGGAAAGTTTAGTGTTGAGTTTAATGTAGGTGTTTCAAATTTAACTTTTGTATGAAGCGCAAAAGATATTTGCATAATTTCTGCAACTCCTGAGTCTACACCAAAATGGCCTGTTTTCTGAGAAACATAGTCGGCTTGCGACATCACGCATCTGTTGTTATCTATAGCTAACATTCCGTTTCCGTTGTCTATCCAATCGGAAGAAAATGCAAAAGCCGTATTAGACAATTCTCCGTCGTTTAAAAAATAAATTTCTTGCGATTTTCCATCTACATTAAAAGAACCAAATCCACCAGTATCTATAACTTTCTGTAAACCAATTGCATCTATCTCGTCAGTGGTAGCTAAAGTATAATCTCCTGACACAGTTTTTGCAGGTAGTTTTATAGTTGTAGTTGAAATTGGAGTTTCTATTCCTAAAGTAGTGCTTTGACTTGTTGAACTCGTAATTTCGGTTACTGAAAATCCATTACTCAAAGTAATATCTGTACTTTTTTCTAATCCTATTGAACTTATTGAAACACCTTCAGTAGATATATTTAGACTTGAATTAAGGGCAGGGTTAGTGAAATCTTCTACAAATACTTCTACTGAATGATTTCCTGCTTTTTCACCTAATAAATCTATATAGTTGTTACCTTTTTCCGCATAACCTCCAACATCTATAACTTCCTGTAAGCCTTGAGCAGATGGAATTGCAGGTTTGTTAAGTATTTCTGACGCTCCACTTATTGAAGCCCAATCAGCATTAACTTGAGGTGTTTGAGATTGAGTTTCTGCATTTATAACATACGGATTAGCTACCGTTCCTGTTCCTGCAATAGTTATGTTTGACCCTTGATTAATTTTTGTTTCACTTCCATCTACTGTTACTATTGACGAATTTGAAACAACATAAGGACTTGAGATAGACCCATTTCCAGTTACAGTTATTCCTGATCCCTGCTGTACTTTTGTTTCAGTTCCGTCTACAACAGCTGTAACCACTATATTCCCAATACCTAATAAAGATTGACCGTTTACAGTCTTTAGGTTAAAAGAACCTCCTGAGCAAGCGCTTACACTTTCTATCAAATCAACTATTGATCTCAAGTCAATAGCCTTTAAATTGTAGCATTTAGTAAACATTGCTTTTAATTTTGCTGATTCTACAGCTATTTGATCGCAATTTATCATGACTTATTATTTATTTCTACATATATCTGGACAATCAATCTCAATTCTTTTAATTAAGATATCTAATTTTCTTTTCAAAGATACTCCGTTCGCGTCAACATCGGTATCCCTTATTAGACCTCTGTATTTTAATGCTAATTTGTAGAATGATATTCTAGAAATATCCGCATCTCCATAATACTTTAATCTATTTGTCATGTTGCCAATTGTGGCAACATAAAGTTCTTGATCTACAGTATTCATTATGCTAATACAAATGCTCCGTCAAGAATTCCGTAACCAGAAGTACATCCAGTAAGACACGCGTCTATACTTCCTGAACATAATTTCTTTAGTGCATAAAAATTTACTATTGCATTTGTGTATTTTCCGACTATTAATGCATTTTTAAGTCCTTCTAAATAAAGATCCATTATTAATGCATTCTGTAGTCCATCATCACAACTTAAACAGTCTCCATTTATTTTTGTCAACGAATCGTTTAATGCATAGAAAAACTGAGTAAAATTACAAGCGGCAACTGTAATCTCACTAACTCCAACTTCATTGGTTCCAAATGTTCCAAAATAAATTCCGTTAAAAGAATTTAAATTTAAATCTGCAGGAACTAAAACTATGTCTTCTATTTCGTCAATCTGTAGCAATTTTGAAGTTAAATCTACTTCAGTATCTAAGTATGTTTCGTCAGTTTGCATTGTAAAAGAGTTTATTCTTTTACCAGCAGCAGCAGTAACTTTTATAGTCAATGTTTTCATGTCTCCTGAGACTTGAAACGTATTTACTGTTATCATGTTGTTTTCTTGTTTTAAAGTTAAAAAAAAAGGAGCTGAGCATTGCCCAACTCCTTTATTCGTTTATTCTATATTTTATTACGCTGCGGCAATAACTGCTACTGAACCGGCTCCTAAAATTGTATTAAGATTTGCAACCATTGCATTAAATTGTGCGTTTGGCACTGCTGCAGTTGGCATTGCAATTGTAATACCTTTTTTAGATTGTTTTGCTTCATCTCTACCTAATGAGAAATATCCAATTTCAATCACATTGTAAGTGTTACTAAGTACTGCGTCATAAGTTCCTGCGAAGTTATGAGGAGCTCCCATTTCACGATACACATCGTTTCTTTCTCCTTTCAAATACCACTCCATATCAGCAATGCTGTATCCGTCTCCAATTGCTGGTTTAGCTGCAACTACTGTGAAAGTAGGAAGAGTTGTGAACTTAGCATTTACTACAAAAGGCATTGAGGTTCTTGTGTGACGACCTAATTGATAAGTCAACCCAACCCATGTATTTTTTTCAGTGATAACCAAAGCTGCATTAGCTCCTGTACCAGTTTTTGAAAAAGAAAAATAAGCATTGTCTGGAATTTGAATTACAGATGCATTTGCCAATGTGTATGCAGTAGTTGTGGAAAGTAACGGCTCTTCTCTTTTAAAGTTACGAGCTAATGCCTGAACCAAACCATCTACAATGTTTTCTGCTGTATTTCCAGCTACTGCTTTGTAAAATGCTTTTTTAATGTATTCATTTTCCGGTGAAAAAGAACCAAAATCTTTGATTGCTACTTCAACTGTATACAATGTGTTTGCATTTACTGTAATTCCAGAAATAGTAGTTACTCCTAAAACTTGAGCTGAATAAGCTCTTGATTTCGATAATGTAACATTTTTTGGATCAACGATATCTGATGTGATAAGTGTTCCTTTGTTACTCTTTTGCATGAAGACGAACTTCTTTCCTGCCGCCGGTGCTGTACCGTCAGCTGATAAGATAGCTAATGCTCCATTAGCTCCAGCTTTTACGGCTGCAACGTTTGCATGTCCAGGGTACGTAAGGCCTACATACATCTGTCTAACTTGATTTTGTCCTGCTAAACTCATAATTATAAATTGTTTTTAATTAAACTACTCTTTGATTTGTTTGAATTTTACTCTGAAGACTATTTTCTCTGTAATCTCTGATGGCTAACTCAACAGCCCTATTTAATATTTCTCTGTGAATACTTTTATCTAATTCACACTCTTTTGCTTCGTTAAGTCCATTTACTGTTAATCCTAATCCAGCAACAGAATTATCTAACTCGAAATTAGATAGTATTATTGGTGATGGATATTTTACATATCTCATTGAATAAGAAAGTAATGACACTTCAGAAACCAATTCTACATTCTTTAATGTAGCGTCTTTAGACACGTCTAGTCTAAGCACCCTTTTTCCATTTGGTTTCTTAAAAGGATTTTTCATATTTGAATTTAAGTCATCATAACTCACTGGAACTACTTCTACTGTAATTCTTGTCCCGCAGCCATTGTATAAATCTGCAGATTCGTAAACTATATACATTACGTCTTCAGGAATGGTTACTAATTTAGATTTGCTTGATATTGCTTTTGAAGAAGTAATAAAGGCCGCTGATTTGAAATCTTTAACCAGTTCTGACAATTCTCTTCTTTTTTGTTCGTCTCCTTCAAAACTCCTTTTTAATGGATTATAACCGCAATATGCCGCTTTTACTAATTCAAATTGAGCTGTAGTTAAATATACACTCTTTTCGTAAACATCCAGTCCAGGAGCAGAACTGCTTGAAATATTGTCATAAAGAATGTCAAATTCAGTACTAAATTCTGCTACTGTCATGGCTTATATTTTTATTGTTTAGAATTTTTTAATTTTGCTTGCAATGCAAGTCTCATTTCTTGACCTAATGGAGAAGCTAAATATTTAGCAGCAGTTTCTAATACCGGAATATCTCCTTCTGAAATTGGTTGATTTTCTAAAGTATAGAATTTCTTATCAGTTTTAATAATCACTCCATTTTCAAAAGCTTCTTCTAAAAGAACTTTAGTCTCAATTAATGGATCTGCAGTAACTGCAACAAACATATTTGGATCTTTTTCAATCATCTTAGCAGTCTCTACTTGCAAGAAACTTAATTCTTGAGTTTTAGAAGTATAGCGACCTAAGTTTCTTAATATGTATCTTAATACATCTTTTTTGTTTTTGAATTCTACATACTTTTCAAAAGCAAGTACTTTGTTTCCAACAGAATCTTTTTCTTTTCTCAATTCTTCTCCTTCGGCAATCATTACAAAACGATAAGTTGCTTTGTTTCTAATTTCATCTAAGCTTGAAGCTACTAATGGACTAACCAATAATACTTTATATAATAAATACTGAACCGGATCAGATAAGTCAAACTTAACGTCATCTTTTCCTAAAAACACCGGAAACATTCCTCCTTTTTTGTACTCTTCTTTCCAGAATGCTCCGTAAATACTTAAATCTTTTTTAAGCAAATATTCTAATCCAGCTTTTTCTTTGTTTGTAAGAATGTTTTTCATTTTGTTATTATCTAACAACGGGACAGGAATTGCTATTGAACTGTTTTCAAACAATCCTCCATAACCAACATGTTTTGGATCTTTAATTGCAGCAGTCTCTTTACGAATATACTTTACAGTAACTACTTCTGATCTTAAAAAGTCTGTTGAAGGCAATTCATTTCCTTGGTAATCTTTTTCAGCAATAGCTCTGCTATCGTCTTGAAATTTATCTTTATTCTTTTCACTCATGATTCATTCTTCTTTTTATTGATTCTTCTTCTCTCTCTTATGAAGTTGTAGAGTTGGTTTTGGGCCCATTCTCTACTAAAGCCTTATTTTGCAAATATAGCGAGATACTTTTAATATCTCGCTATTTCTACTAATTATTATTACGCAAGAACGTAAGGGATAATTTGTGCAGTTCTAGAAGGTTCGTAAACAACAACTCCTAATTGAC